GGATGAAATCTACCTCTCCGAACTGCACAAGCTCCAGGAAGCTCACGTGGTGACCATTTATGAGCCAGACTCTCCTCTTCCGGTTGATTCAATGTCATTCAACCCTGATTCGATTCGTCTCATGCTTCGGCTTGGGTACGAGGAAACCTTGAAGAAGGTATCGGTGTAAGACGTGACGGATACCATCAGATATGACGAACCTGGGGTCACCTATGATGACCCATGTTATCTGTACGATGGTATCAACATCTGTCAGCCGCAACCTCCTGTTCAGCAGCGTCCAGGCTACTGGATCGGCAGAAGCAGTGAGAGAAGGCGTGAAGAAGAAGAACTACGTCGGAAGAGGAAGTTCCTCTCTGTCTCCGTCCAGGCCCGACCCCTTTCTGTCAATGGATATGACCTTGACCTGGATGTCAAGGAAGTCCGGTTTGCCGGAGAAGACGATGAGACCAGAGTTGAGGCAAGGCCCACTAAGTTCACCGTAGCGGAAGACCGGTACCAAGTAGACTCTGTTCCTCTTGCTACGAGCTTTACGGCAACACCTATTGACCCCGAAATTGGCTCTGAAGGTGTAATAGAGGGGGATATCCTTCCCGAGACAGAAGGAGCCTTCCTAGGCCCGGATGAAGAGGATGAAGATGCCTTCGAGGTGCTAGGCAGTCTATCCGGAGAGGAAGACCTTTTTGTAGAAGCTGTGGTTTTGACAGGGAGCTCCCAGGATTTGACTCTTTCCTGCTTGCCCGTAACCAGCAGCATTGGTTTCCAAACAAAGACCGAGAATGCTTTAATATTTAGTATTGCATCCGAGACGGCCCAAGCTGTTTCTGTTGTGAGACCGGTGGTAACCAATGACGGAACAGACAAAGATCCCGAAGATGAGGGTTAAGCTTGGAGAGCAGAATGAACTAAAGTTCATGCTCTCTATCAAGGGTTCAACCTCAGACCCAGCCGCAACTCAACCAAAAATTCGCTTCATGATTACAGAAGTGAAAACAGGAATGTCTGTTTGCTTCCCAATGGAGCGACTTGAAGAAGGTACCGTCGGCGTGATCATTCCTGATTTGCAAGGGGTGTTCCGCGAGGGAACTGACTATACCGGTCAGGTTGAGGTGATTGTGGGAAACCGGTGGTTCAACCCGACAACCGTTGGGTTAGTATTCGAAAAGGAGATGGAAGTGGAAGCCGCTCCTATCCTGACCGAAGAGACCAAGGTGGCCGTAGAAGACCTTCAGGAGTCTGCTGGGTTCGGAGAAGAGGATGAATTCTCGGCTGTCATCAAACCAGCTCCAAAGCCTGCGAAGAAGCAACCTGTGGTCAACGAAGGAGCTTTGCTTGATGTCTTGTTCTCGGAAGAGAAGTCAAAGACCAAACCAGTTTCCACTCCTTCTCCCAAAGCACCAGCTCCTCAGAAGCCTCAGACACCTGTGGATCCCTCGGTGATGAAGATGAAGAACAGCCTGAAGTCAATGATTTCTGAGGCTTGGTCGGACATAAACCTGCCCCCAGCGCACACTTAACATCAAAAAGCTTGGAAGTCTGAGGAGTTCAGAGCTAAGGTAAATACAGCAGAAGCTAGAAGCAAGATGGCTATTAGCCTCAGAAGGCATTGTGCGACACCGGAAGTTTGGACTCAACGCATCAGGCAGTTGAGTGAAATTCGCTCCATTGCTGCAAACGTCAACGCAAAGCATTTTGGAATCATTCAGTCCCCTTCTGGAGAGTGTTTTGAGGTAATGAATTTGGCCCAATTTTGCCAAAAACACCATCTGACAATACAGCTCGTCCATAACGTGTTTGCCAGCAAACAAAAAACGCACAAAGGGTGGAAGTTGCCGCCTGAAAAAATGGAGGAATAGCGGTGATGAGCCTGAAGTGGTTGAAGGGAAAGCTACTGGGACTTCCGAGCTGGTTGGTCGGCTACGGAATCTACGGGTACCTTCTAGTCCACCCGAGGGTAGGGGCCATCAAGTGTCAGCTTGTAGACCTCTCGAAGTTTCTTGGCGAGACTCTCCGAGAGGAATACGTGCGGTTCCTTGTTCGAGAACCCAAAAAGCCGATATTCTAGGCCAAGGTGCTCTAGCTCCGCAGCAAGCTTGTACCACGTTTCCGGGTGCATTCCCGTGAGAATGTAATGCTGGAAAGGCTCTTTGCAGGCTGTGCAGTGGTCAGGATCCTGACACGGTTTCTCGGGTTCCATGACCCATAAATAGAGCCTGAAGTTCCTTCGAGATAGCTTCTGCTTTCTCTTGCTTGATGCAACCTGGATAGAACCAATACTCGAACACCACCCGGATCTCCTGGGGATCCAAGTCCATGTTGCATTGGTTCCTTCTTTCTAGAATTGCCTCAATCTCCGACTTGTATTCGTCTTTTGAGGCTCCCATAGCAAGAAGTCCCATAGGGTCATGTCGGTTGATGACCTCCTCTACCTGACCATAGGTGAGCTGTTGGGAAGGCTCACCCATGATCAAGTCAGAAGCATATCCAGGCTCGAAGGGGTCAATGAGGTTGGCTGGCATGAGGAATATTATCCCTTTACCACGACTACTTGCTTGAGAGTATGGACAATCTCAATGAGATCGCTTTGAGCATCCATGACTGCTTGAATATCTTTGTAGCATGCTGGAGTCTCATCAATGACATCCTCATCCTTGCGGCACTCGATGCCTTCTGTGGCCTTCTTGTGATCCTCCACCGTGAACAGCTTCTTGGCTGCCGTCCGGGACATCGTACGTCCTGCCCCGTGAGAGCAAGAGTCGAAGGAGTCTGGGTTCCCAAGCCCACGAACAAACGGCAACGAAGCCATCTTTCGAACCTGGGCCTGAGCCTCCTCCTCGAAGAGGACTCCCTTGGTCCATGCTTTGACATTCACGCCCGTACCAGTTTCGATGTAGTTGAAGTTCGACATTTGAGTTTCCAACCCTGACAACTAGAGATTGAAATGACTAGATAGCATCCCCAGAGAGCTTCTTCCTGGTTTTCTTTACTGGCTCCAACCATGAGCAAAGGAACCAGTCAATGGTGTCCGGGAAGAGGACAAGGTACCAGTCGGAATCAGCATACCCTGGAGAGAAGAGCCCTGCTTTCTGAAGGTCTTCAGGCGTGCCGACTTTAGCAATCATTCCAATGGTTCCCAGACCAATCTGAGCATAGCCATGAAATGAAGCTTGTTTGCTGAGTCTGACCAATTGCCCCTTTTCCAATTTGGAGAAATTCTGCGTCATACCCATCAAAAGACTGTCTTTCACTCAGGGGATTACTTCGGGATTTTAACGGAAACTGTAGTCAGGACAGAGGCCTGGCAGGCCTCTGTTCACTCCACTCACAGACAATAACCTCTAAAGGACCTGGAAACTTTGGATCACTCCGGAGTGTCTGTGGCTCCAGATCTCGACAGTGTTGGTTTCCGTCATGTCCTGACCATCCGGTATCAACCAAAGGTGGAGCTGTCCGTGCTTTCCCTTCTCGTTCCGGCTGTTCGCCACCCGGAAAATTCCATTCAGGTAAGGCAGCGAAGAAGTAAGCTGCAGCTTGACTTCATCATTCTTTCCGATGGCGGTCTTGACCGCAGTCTTGAAATTGACAGCCATTTCTTCGTTGACAGGATAGATGAAGGGCTCCTGCCGCTCATCCGTGATTCCGTAGAAGTTGCCATCTACAGAGATGTTCAGAACATCCAGGTGCTTCGGAGTGCCCACGGTAATGACCGTGCCATCATCACGCTGGAGGGTAGCTACCCTAGAGCCGCCCTTCCCTTTACCCCTCTTGGATTCCACAACGCTGTAGGTTTCTGGGGATGGTCGCCCCCTCATCTGGAGTTGAACAGTCTGGTTCTTATTGAGATTAGTCAGAACTTCGCCGAGTTTCTTCTTGTCCATCTGATCTTGCTCCGGACTCTTGCTGTCCGGCCTTTCTAGTCATTGACTGTAGCACAACAAGGAAAGAATTGAACCAAATTGCAGGCCGTCCTTACTGTGCTCTGAATCCGCCACCAAAAACAAATAGCTAAAGTGTGAACTTACTCACTTTCCTCTTCAGAATTCATGACCTCTAGGTTCAGAACATTCACGTGGTAAATTGCGTCCTCGTTTATCTTCCCCTTTGGATCATCCGGTGACACCACCATGAACCGGAGCATGATCTTAGGCTCGGCAATTCCCACAACCAACCCCTTGGTTCCAATTGCGAGTTTGCAGACTTCCAGGTTGTCATTGCCTGGGCCTTGATTCCAGGATACTTCCCGAACCGTATCCAGGTACGGTCCTTCGTGCCCCTTGAGGGGTTTTACTTTGCAAAGCTTCTTGACCATCTTTTTAGCCAAAGGCTCCATGATCGAAGCAAACAGGGGAGTGGTCGGAACGATGTGGTTCTTCTTGGGTTTTTCTGACTCTGTCATTAGGTGATCCCCTGTGTGCTCAAACTCTTTGATTGCCTTTTTGAAGGCATCATTGAGGAAGCCTAGCACCTTCCCGTAAGACTATCCGCAAGCAACCAAGGTGGTCACACCGACCACCTGCCCTTTGTCGTTCCGGACAGCTCCGTCCGTGGGGCCAGTGCCAGGAGCGAAGACATCGCTCCGGCCAGAACCACGGAGAGCCTCCAGGACCATTCCGGAGACGATGAAAACAACACCTTCCTGGGGTGCAGGAAGGCCTTCCACAGCCCCCCAGACAGGGGCAGGAAGGACAGGAAGGGGGAGGCCATCCACAGAACTGGCCGTACGGGGGAGAGTTGCCACTCGGGCCACTCCCACGCTGGGGAGGGTGACCACCTCGCCCGAGGCGAGGTGGAGAGCGATTGCGTGGGGGGTGAGATTCTTGAGTTCCATTTTCATTCTCCGTTCTGATGAAGAGATTAACCACGAAGCTTTTCGTGTCAAGACACCTTCATATTTTGGTGCCGCCGTCTGGCCTTGCTCCAGACTTTCTCCTGTAAGCTTTTGGCGAAGCCTACATTTGATGAGCTAAATTTCACAACTTCCGGATTTCTTAGTCGATTGAAGGGTGGGGATTTAAACCGAAGCCTTGCCAGACTGTTGGTTATTACCCCTGTTCTCTTTTGAACAGGTTCCGCACCTGTCTGGACTTGCACCAGACTCTCCTTCAACCCTATCGAAACCCTTCTGCTCCTTCCTTTAGCTGGGCTCTTGTGCCCGGCGACTCTTTTATTCTAATCAGTCTTTTCTCTTCGTCAACCCCTTTATTCAACTTGGCTTACTCTGAGCCCTTAACCTCCTAGAACCCACAATATATGAGAAAGGCAATCAGGATTCGTCGTCCTCGGGCTCAGGCTTCCAAGAAGCACACCCAAGAGCAATGGCAATAGCAATGGCAAAAGCTCGAAGCTGCCTACGAGCTCGAATCGCCTCGTCGCCCATACAGAGAGCCTCCATTTCCAAACGTTCACAGTCCCGGAGCAAAAGCCCCAAAGTAAATACCCAGGTTTCTTGGCCTCGGCTTCTCGCAGTAAGAGATTCTTGCAAACTGCGAGCAATTTCTTTGGTGGTTTTTGTCCACCATATTTCATCCTGGGGACGAAGGCTGGCAAATTCAAAAAGTTCTTCGCCTCCAGCAGAAAGCTGGAGAACCTCTGCCACCATCTCTTCGGTGGCAGGAATGGTCTTGAAATGCAACTGAATGGTCATATTTTTTCTCCTAGCTTTGGGAACCACGAGAAGGGCTCTTCCGGATCCTCCAGCCCTTCTCCCGATCCAGGCCCAAGCTTGCCCCTTCCTGGAGCCCTAGAGGTCATTCTGGGGCTTTTGGAGGAGCAGGTGGGCGGATGGTATCACACTGAGCCATGAGGAACTCCTGGAGTCGTTTTAGGTTCTTCTCCATGGCTTTTACCTGTTCGCCGGAGCCACAGTCATTTCGGAGGGTTTGGATGGCATCCTTCCGGAACCATCGCATAAAGTCCTCCACGGACTGAGGAGTCGTGTACTCTTTGACTTTCTTCCGGTTGCTCATGGCGTCTTTCTTTCAAGAGAGGATTTATTTCCCCTCTCTGGGAGCCTTAGCCCCCGAAGGAACGGAGGTTCAGCTCATTGGTGGGGACTGCTCCCATGGCAATCATCCAGAGCTGTTTGCGGTACCGGTAAGCGATTCGGCAAGCAGTCTCGATGTTTTCCATTGAGAGTTCCTCATTGTTGAGGAACTTGGTGGCCAGAGCCGTGCCAAGCGTGACCTCACGCTTGCTGAACCCAAATTGGTTTTTGTGACACGTGCCCTTCGAGGCACGTTCGTCAACAGTCTGGCGCTTGAGAACCTCAACCAGACCCAAAAAGGCAGCCCTTGCATCGACTGTGACGGTCATTCCCACGTCATCAGCCGTGAAGAAACCCTGGAAGCCGAGGACCGTCTTGAAGCTGCTGTTGTTGTTGTCGTTCATTTTTCGTTACTCCCTTCTGAAGATCAATCTAATTCTACCCCGAATATCCGCAAGAGGGTATTTTCATTTTCAGTTCGAATTCTTTGAGGAGCCTTCCAGAAACCCATTTTCCCATAACTCCCCTCTCTTCCCGACTCCAGGCAGGGTTTCGAAGGATCCTATTTCTTTCTCCTCCCCCCCTCCCCTCCTTCTTGGTTATCCTCCACGCTTTTGGGATAATGGCAGCCACACACATATCTCTTGCAGGGTTTCCTCTCGGCATGCTTCCGATACCTCTTGGGAACGCCCAGGAGGGCCACAGAGGCATCCTTTTGGGAGGAATGGGTATTTATCTAGTCCGAGGTGCGAGTGCCTTTTAGACGCCTTTTAAGGGCCTTTGCTGATAGGCAAGGCATGCAGCCAGCAAGAGGAGAGAATCAGGCTTGGTTGGAACAGGAAGTAATAACCCAAGTAGTTTTCTTAGTAGCCTGAAGCAGCTTACTATTGAATAGGCTTGGTTATCAGCTCTGAGCGAGTCAGGATAGGATAAAGACGGGGAAGGCAGGCTTTACAGCTCTTCACTGTCGCCGAATGGTTTGGGGTGAGGGTTGTAAACATACATCCATCTTGGAAGTCAAGTGGAAGCTTTGGTATAAGAGTGGAAGTCTGAGAAGGACAGATGAGCTCGACGAGATGAAAGGCAAACGCTGTCTTCAGAAGAACTTAAGCACCAGGCTCAATCAAATCGTGAAGACAAAAGGTGGACACGTTGATGAATCCAACAAATTCACCATAGATCACCTTAAGCCAGCAACGTTTCCCCGAACCAAAATTCTGCCCTTCAGCAACATCCTCAACCTCCAGGTTGATAAACATGAAAGGCTTTCCTTTTGGGATATGGGTTAGAATGTTTTTGCTTTCTGTACACCGACCAGGCGTTTTCCACAAAGGCTCCCCTTGTAGTTCAAGGCGACTCCAAGTCCAAGTGGTTTTTACGGCGTACTGGTAGAACTTTCCAGGAAACATGGAAAGTTCATTGACTTCATCAGCTAAGAGAGGGACTCTCATTAGTCCCAGACCCAGATATCCTCCACCTCGGCAAAGCGGGTGGGGAAAACAGCCACGTCCATGTCGATGGCACCCACACGGAGAGCCTTGAGCAGCTGGGCCTCAGCAGCACGGAACTTGCTAGAGGCCACCGCCTTGTACATGGCCTTGTAGACCATGCGGTAACCTGCCTTGAAGTCCTGGCGGGCCTTGAAGCTGCGAGCATAGTTGGTTTTCATAGTTGCTCCGTCCTTCCTATTTCAGAGTATGTGACCGGGTGGTTTGTTCGTTAAGGTCCTTTTCAGATTTTGCCTGCCCATTGGAGGGCAGCAAGAACCTGGATGATCGCCAGGATAGAGAACAACCCAAGAGCCAGGGCAATAGTGCCCTTGTAGATAAAAGAGACCAGAGCCTTGATGAACTCGATCATGACACCACCACGTATCCGATGAAGGGCTTCACATAGAGGGTCTTGCCCTCGTGCTGGCACTCATAGGCCAGGAAAGGGGTGCCGTTGTTGACGATCTTGGTCCAGGCGAGGACTGTGCCCGCTTTGAGCGGGAGGGAATTCAGAGAGCCCTGGATCGAAGCGTGGAAGTCTTGGATGATCTTGAGGGTCTTCATGTTTAGCTCCGTCCTTCTGAAGACCATTTTATCCACGGGAATTAAATGGTCAAGGGGAGTTTTGATGTTATCTTCACTCCTCTTGTTAATTTGTTGGTTCGACCGTTAGTCAGCGTAGTCGAGCTGACGCTGGCTCCAGCCGTATTCTGCTTTCTGGCAGCAAAGCAGGTCGTGAGCGGTGAGCTGAATGGTTGCGGTCAGCTCATCGTGGTACTTGGACACGCCCGCCTTGCGGGTGGCAGCCTTGTCGAACTGTGCCAGGATGCGGGCAGCCGTGGGACGGCCATCCGTATTGGACAGGTAGATGGTCTGAGCCTCGTTGAGGTAGTCAAACCGTACCCCTCTGAGAACACGTCCCGTCTTGGGGCTCTTGACAGAAAACTCAACCTGGAAGGTGTCCTCAGCGAAGGTTTTCTGACTGCGAACCCAGCAGGAGATTTCGACATTGTAGAGCTTGCTGTTGTCGTAGGTCTTGGTGGTCATTTTGTTCGTCAACTCCTTGCGAAGAACAAGATAATCCAAACCCATTTCCGGTCAATGGGTTTTCGTCTTTTGATGCAAAGAAAAAGTTAGGACCCACTCCCATTCCTCTTTTGTTATGGGGACAGAGGCATAAAAAACATTGTCTTTTTCACCATTTCGGTCCCGACTTTTACATGCTGCAATGACGCTTTCCAGAACTTCACGAAGTTGGCTCCATCCTGGACCGAGGTTGGCCATGCTGATGCGGTAGGGGACTTTGGCGAGAGGAAAGAAGAGGACCACCAGGTTCTCTTTGCTGTGGAAGATGCAGGAGGTTTCAGGAAATGGGCGAGAAAGGGATTTCACCTAGGTCTTCTCCAGGAAAGATAGCAACGGATGGGGGGTTAAACAGCCAGCCCAAGAGAGCTTGGCTGTACTCTTCTCGCGTCCATCCGTCGGTTTCGAGCAGGTTGCTATAGGCTTTTACCACCGTCTCTGTTTTGGCTCCCATGCCATAGAGAACCGAGCTGGCCTTCCCGATGTCTTTCAAAACCTTTGGGAAGGGAAGTTTGTTGCTCTTACTCATAGTGGTCGTACTCCTCGTCTTCCGTGGCTTCCTGGTACTCCGAGAGGTACTCAGCTATGTCATTGGTGGCCCCGCCGCGCTCCTCGGTCTTGTGATGGAAACGGGTGCTCCGGAAGCTCTGGAGAGCAATCGCCGGAAGGGACCGACGCTTGGGCATCTCTTTGTTGATCTTAATCTTCATTGGCGTCTCCTGTGATAAGATAGATACGATGCCCTAGGAGATTGTCAAGCGCCCTTTTCGGATTATCGGTCAGTCCGGTCGGACTCCCATACGTTCTGGACCAGAACCAAACCCCCACCAAGAGAAAGTCAAGGCTAGGCGATTTCTCCACCGTGCTTGGCGATGAGTTTCTTGAGTTTGTGACAGGCCGAGGAATAGACGTGACGATTGGCAGAACCAGGGTTGTAGCAGTCTCGAAGAGCTTGCATTCCTCGGAGCAAAGCCTTCAACACCTTCACGTGCTCTGGGCTGCCAAAATCCATTTCTTTGCCACCAAACTTAAACCTCACACCCTCTCGGATACTCTCGTTCAGAATGTTGGCTTCCTTCACAGCTTCTCGGACAACAGTCTCGAAGAAGCTATCCGTCTGTTGCTGCTTGTTCCTTGCCATTACATGCCTCCTGGAGTTGGTGCAACCGGTGGGGTGCCTTGGCTCATTGGAGGCTGGGCCCCTCCACCCTGACTACCTTGGGTTGTTGTATCAACCTGGATGACAATCTTGTTGATCGACTGAAGAAACCGGTCAATAGCGGCCTTGTCAGCATCATTCAGTCCCTTGAAATAGGTCGTGAGCTGACCGTAAACCTCAGGATCAGAAAAGGATTTGCCTCCACGAATTATGTTTAACCTTTCGATCATTTGGTCCACATCGAATGGTTTTGGCTGATTACCATCAACCGGTGGAGTCCCAGCAGGAGCCGGAGTCCCTGGGGGTTGTGTTGGTGGTGCTGCGTTGGTTGCCGGCGCTGGAGGCACAGGAGACGGAGGTACAGCAGAACCAGGAGCCGCAGCAGGATCTTGTTCCTTCAAGAATCGCACAGCTTCTCGCAACAGGGCCTCAAGATAGATTTTACGGTTTTTCATGACTCTCCTGTGATGTTGGGGTTGCAGACAGGCTATCGATACCTTTGGGGTCCGATCCAGAAACGGTCATGGGGAGACCGGCCATATCGACGCTGGTACTCCTGATTTGGAGTAAGTTCCTGCCTCTTCATGGCTTCCTGTTGCTTTTGCTTTTGCGCTTCTCGCTTCACGATTTCATCCATGTGTTTGAAAAAATCAAGTTGGGCATCAGGGAGTTCGTTTTCGTGGTCGTTCATGGCTTCTTTTCTAGGTTCACTCTTGGGTAAATAGGAAGCCAATCCATAAGTTAGCCAGCTTCTTCGGCCCGTATGAACTGAACTGTCACTGTAGCTGTGTCGCCAATGAAGTCTCCGATGGTTGCATTGGTCAAAATCATCCGTTCCAGCCCCTCCCAGGAATTCTCGGCGTCTTTGGCTTTGGCTGAAGCCAAAGCCAAGAAAGCAGGATCAGGCCGAAAAGCCATGGAGGAAAGCTCGATGGCAACCGCCAAAAGGCAAGTAAACTTGAAGAATAGGCTATCCTTTGTGGATACCACCGCTTGTAGCAAACCTCCAACTTCAAACGGCTCCAGCGAAGCTTTGTCCACAATTTTCATGGAAAGAAGGGTTGGCCTGGGAAGAGACTTGATGGGAGCTGTATCCGCAGGAGCGACTTCTTCGACCATAGAATTAGGATCAAATTCCTCAGCCCCTTTGCTGAGAAGCAAATTTGCTCCATGACCAGACAGAGGTTCTCGGAGAATGAGTGTGTTGTCGGAATTTATTGGCATGGTTGTGGTCCTGATAGGATAATTCAATGCTCCTTACAAGTCCAGCCACATCTCTTTCATTCCAAGAACAGGCATGAATGGAAACCTCCGTCGAGTGAGAAACTCGGTTTACTTCTGAAATGCACAGGTAAATGGCTTGAGGATGCCCAAGCAATAGGATCTCAAGAGAGAAATCTTGGGCATCGGAACAAGTGCTAAATTGGAAGGACTTTTTCCAAGTATGCCCCGCTAGCTGTTGCCAGCCATCAAAAAGTTCATGATCGTCCATCGGACGACGGTAAGTATGCAGGGAATTATGGAGAATTTGGCTCGGCCACAGCCTCGTCATCTGTTGCTGCTGTTTCTTTCAACTTGGGCCTGCCTGCTTTGGTAGGAAACAGCTTTTTGGATGCGGCATTCTGAAACAAGAGGAAAAAATTGTCGTCTTCCTCGATGTCGGCCAAGAGGACTTGCTGAATCTCCTGGGGCGCCAGAAACAAACTCATTTCCTTGAGGACTTCCAATTCATCCGGAGAGACACGTCGAAGGTCCACTTTGGAAATTTGTTTGGTTTCCTTAAGGGTCTCCAAAAATTTTCGCATGTTTCCATTGGAAGCATTGAGAGTGGCGGCGAACTCTTCCGCTGCTTCTTTTCTGGAAATATCAATTCGTTCCATCAGACTCTTCAGATCTTGATCTTCCATCTCTTCCGGAGGCAGACCATTGGTCAACTCTCGAAGCTTCTGAGCTGCTCCAACGAAGATCTTGTTGACCATTGTTGTGGTAATATCTCCGAAATATTTGGAAAGCTCCGACAGCTTAGCTTCGCTGAAATTGCTAGTGGAGTTTTTCCGGCTGGGCTTTGGGTAAGTGAGCGACGCTTCAAGTTCTTCATCCGCCTCTTCTCGACCCAGCCTGGCTCTTAAGACAGGCAGAATTTTCCAGGTATCTGAAAGCTGATACGGGGTGATGGGACTCTGAGGAGAGTCCGAAAGATGCTGAAGAGCTTGAAGGGGCGTCAAGTTTGGAAGAAACCAAGGCTTCCTTTGGTTTTCCTCCCCAAAATAGCGGCGAAGAACCCAGAAACCCATTTCCTCCAAATCCTTGTTTTTCAACCCATACTTCTTGATGGCAGCTTTCCAAGCGAGTGAAGTGAGAATCATATAACTCCTTGTCGGAAGGAGTTATAGCTCCTTCCGAGTTACGGGAGCCGCCCTTGCCTTCTAAGCAGCGCCCTTTTGTTCAGGAGTTACTGTAATCTGGCTGGAATCGTTGTCAAGCGTAGATTTCACATCTGTCCAACGACGGCCAAAGTACAAAGCTAGAAGTGGAGCGAGGTAGGCCATTGCCTCAGAACCAGAGAATGGGCGGATCTCTGCATGACCAAGCTTGGCCACGATGGAAACCAGAAGCCAGAGGGTAACAACGAAAAAGCCGATGGTAGCAAAGGTCAAGCTTGCAGAAGCTTGGCCAGAGGTGTTTTTGAGCCAAAGTGCCATGGTAATTTTCCTTACTGGTAAGTATCTCCTTCGGACTATTTCCCTTATGGACGAGCATTCACAGCAATTACAATGCCTCCCACAAGTAGAGCCCCCACAAATAACCCACCGCCTGCCCAAACAAGTCCTTCTAGGACATGAGGACTACTGTGCTGACGCTGCTGGACTTCAAGCAACCGGTTGAGGCGAGCAATGTCAACGTCTCGACTATTCAGGAGTGCTTGGTCTGTTTGGAGCTGAGTATTGAGAGCAAGTTGCAGGGAAGTAATGTCTGCATTGTACCGAGCCCGGTACAAGGAGAGGTCATACTCTCGGTCAATGGTGCAACGTTGTTGCTGGGCTCGAAACTCCACAGTTACCCTAGCAACGGCAGGGCCGTTGAAGAGCACTCCATTGAAAGGAGCTTGAGCACCACGATTAAGGGGCACAATAGCCTCCCCATTGACTCCAAGACCGGGGGTAAAGGGGATAGAGGCATCCTGGGAATTCAAGGGGGCCTGGTAGGCATCTGGCAGCCCCTGAAGGGCAACGTCTACAGAGGTAAGAACGCTAGCATCAGCGGGTGAGCTAGCAGGGAGTGTGGAATGTTGAAGGGTTGAAGCGCATGCCACATGAAAAAACATGAGCAGTAGCATGAAAGAGGAAAACAGACGATTGAACATGGGATGACGGACTCCTGTCAAGTACAGTTTAATCCAACATCCGGTGAGATTCAACTGAATTTAGTTGAGAGGAGCGACGGTGTAGAGAGGAATGCCGAAAAGGTTGTTGATTTCGATAGCCATGGCCCCGGGGTCATCATTATTTCGAGCAATGATAGCTCTAAGCTCCTTCTCTTTGTCTGCGGTCAGAGTGTGGAGTTTGCTTTGGTAATCCCTCTCTACCTTGGCAACAACCTCTTGGTATCTCCGATTAATTTCCTGTTGCTTCAGAATTTGGTCTTGTTGAATCTTTCTTAACTCTTCCAGAACTTTTCGGTTCTGCTCCTGTTGATCCCGGAACTCTCTCGTGAGCTGGTCATACAGAACGGATTTGCTCTTGGTGATCAACAAGGTATACACCATCCCAACCAACAAGAGAAGCAAAATCCAATTTCCCTTGAGCCATGTTCCGGCTACTTTGAGCCCATTCCAAACTTTGGCAAGCCACAAAGGCATGTGTGTGCTCAACACCCTTAGTTCAGGGTTGTTGCCCCTTTCTTTGTGTTCCAGGTATTCAGGTCGGAGTCATCCGACTCTTCCATAACAACCTCCATGCCGTGGAGCATCTCTTCAACGGTAGTATGAGTGGCAACAACATGCTGCTCAACCAGTTCTTGTCGCGCCGTCAATTCCTTTTGCCGGGAAGCAAGGTGATAGATGGCCTTCTCAATATCCTGAAGCTTCCCGATGATCATGGAAGCGTTCTGGTGTTTTAGTTCATCTGTCACGGCTTGAATCAACTCAGGGTTGGACTGGACTGTAATCAAACCTGATACCTGAGAGGTGGCGTAAAATTCCTTCTTGACGTTCTCCACGAATGAACAGGTATTCCGAACAACTTGGCCTACGATTGCCTTGAGACGATTTACCATTGTACACCTTCAACTTCCTGCCGTGCTACTTTCTTGCTCCTCGCATCTGTTCAATCAGGCTGTAAAGGCTTTCCTCGTCCGTATGAACAATGCTGGGAAGCTCATTCTTCGCTCGGGCTGCCTTGGCCTCCAACAGCAGGTCATGCAGCCGTTTATCTCCCGTAATCAAAAGCTTTGCGAGGTACGAGAAGAACTCCTGGAAGGAAAGGCTGTGTTTCCACAGGATTCGTCGCATTTCGATCCACACAAACCTATTGATGTCCACATGGATCCCCTTTCTTTCCTCGGCTTCTTTCACATTATCCTCCTCCACCTCCTCCGACTCCAGTCCAAGCTCCGCCAGCAGGAGGAGCCACAATACCATCGTTTGCCTGGGGCTCTCTTGGAGAAAGTTGAAACTGAGTTTCCAGGATTTCCATCATCTGTCGGGCAAGCCCGGCGTCGTAGTTCTTTTCGACATAGGCCCTGGCTCGGTTCAGGATAGTAGTTCTCGGATCCAAGAGGTTTTCGTAGTTCAATACAAGTCTTGCAACAGACTGGGTAAAGTTTCTTACGTTGAACCGAGGATTCTCGACCGCAGGAGCCGCAGGCGCATCACCCGCTGGAGCCTCTTCCTCTCCGCCCCCGGCATCTGCCCCGCCCATGGCAGGGTCAGCACCAGCATCAGCCGCAGGGTCATCTCCTTCAGCTTCCCGAAGGAGACGAAGAGCAACCTTCTTGAACTCCATCATGGAAGGAGTGGCAACACCAAGGTCTGTCCCTGGAATGGCATAGGTCTGCTGGGTCGGAAGGGATTCCTTCTCGTATTTCATGAAGTAGCTATCCACCTTCATGTCCAGAGACAAGTTCTGGGTTTCCAAAGGCAAAGGTTGGGGATCCGTTGGATTGATCGGAGCACCATCTTCCAGGAGCATCTTAGAGAAATCCCGAAGTTTCTTTGGGGTTTGAGACGGCTTTTTCATAGACTTATTGCACCTTGTTCTGCTGGGCACCAACCTGAAGCTGCATGGCAGAGCCAGGGGCAGGAATCTGCTCCACGCCACCCGGGGCGACTTGATCCCGTCCGATTGGAGGAGCATTCGTGGCTTGGTCGATCATTTTGGTGGGAGCGTTGTCTACCAATGGCCGTACCAAATACAAGTCTTTCAACTGGGCCCTCTCGGCAATGACCATCCTAGCCTCCACAACGGACCAATTGATTTCCCGCATCATGGCGTTGATGTAGCTGGTCTTGTCCGTCTGGAAGTCAATGAAGTAGGCATGTTCGTGCATATCCAGCACAAGTACAGGGATTCCACCAAGAGGCACCCCTTTTATGTGCCCACCAATCATAGCGTGGAGGTACCGGTCCTTGAAAGGGTCATAGTACAAAACAACCCAACCCTGGCCTGCTGCTTCAGCAACGGCACGGAAGTCAAACTGCCAGTTCTCAAAAGTACCCCAATCCCTCCCCAAACGCATGAATGGCAGAGAATCCCGGTGGATTTGGCTCTGCTGGTCAGAGATGTTGCCAAAGTACAACTCGTGAAGCTTCACAGCGTTCAGGTTCTTGACTTCATCTTGCTTCAGATGACGAAGTTCAGTCACATCCTGACGACTCACTGTATCCAGACGAGCCGAGGCAGCATTGAAGCCAGAAACGTAGTTCTGGTAAAGCCGTTCATGGGCAGCTTTGGTTTTAGCCGAAAGCCACTGAGTCTTCAGAATGAAAGTCTTTGGGAGTACCACAAGAGCCTCCTTGATGACCTTCTTTCCGGTTTCAACAACCTTCTCTACAACGGTTGGCTTGGTTGGTTTTGCCTCTGGCGTACCAACACCGGACTTCCGAAGAGACTCTTGGACGGCTTTCTTAGCCACCTCTTGTAGACGCTGCTCGTTGATTACTGGATTGCTCATGACCCTAAATAGGATGAACCAGGAAAGGGCCAGTGGAGGAAAAATGAACAGTTGCTACATACCGGCGAAGGGAACACCCTGTGTCGAAGAGCAAAAAAGTTGAAATCAAGATTGGGCTACCGGAAGGAAAAGCTGGAGTTTTAGAGCCCGATTGGACCCGGAAGGGTTTGACCCAGTTTGGACTGAATGTCCAGGAGAGTTGCATTGGTGACCACAGGGTCGGGAGCACCACTGAGACGGAGGGTTACCATTCTCATAGCTCTAGTAGCAGAGTCTTCCACCTCCAACCACTCGTGTTTCCAGCCATGTTTTTTCCCACTGGCAATCTCGGCTGCCCGTTTGGCTCGGTTAATCTCAAATGTGTACTCTGACTTAGCTCGAAGCTGCTCCACAATGTTAGCAGGAACCACAATACCGTCCAGCACCTTTTTGACCATTGAGTGACTCTTTTTCAGGTTGTAGTGGTAGGAAAGCTCTACTTCCGCCAAAGAGTCATTCAGGAGCTTCTGGGTCGGATCCTGCTTCTCATTGGCGTACATCCAGTGAGAGATGGTGAACCAAAGCATCTGCTTCTTGTGGAACGTACGAGTAACCGTTGGCAAATCTGGCTTGATGCCATTCCCGTACCGGTTGCCATACTGGAATTGCCTGCGGTTGAAGTATGTATCATCCCCATTAGGCCATGTCAATTTGTAGTCCCAAAAGTCAACAAACCCAAGGAACAATCCACGCTCCCCAGATTTAGTTTCGTAAACAGTACCAACCTTCAATTGCTTCAAAGGAATGGCAGACAAAATGGAGCGTTCACTGGCTTCCAGCAAGGCCCGGAAAAGCTCCGAACCCTTTCGAACCAACTTCATCTCAGCTCCAACCCGAGCCCAAATGTACTCCCCATTCAGAATGCCACCAGGAGTCACTCCCTCCGTCTTCATGGTGTCCAGGAGGATGTCTTCCCGAAGGTCGAAATAGAACCCATCAGGAGTGACTATCTTGTAGGCTCTGCCGCCTTGACCACGATGCTCCAGAGATAAGATACGAAGCCCGGAAATGGGCTTATTCTCAATCGTCTTCATGCCCACCTGGGCAGTCTGGACTTGACTCTTGGTTTCATGATCCCATCGAGTGCACCGACTACTCGCCCAGTTTTTGCCTGTCTCAACGGCCTTCTCGTTGTCAGCATCAGAGCAGAAAGCGGGAACTACCTCGATATAAGTCCGTTCATGTTCTGGTTGGTCAACGTCATCCCAAATTTGGCAGACCTTTTGGGTGCCAGCGAAGATGTAGGTAATTTCAGCAGGAATATAGCCTGTACGTACTTTCATACTTGAAGTATAGCACGGAGGAAAGAGGCAAGGTAGTCAATTATTTTTCGGTCTTAACTTCCATAACCTGAATCGAGGATGGGAAAGTTTTGAGGCCCCACTGATCTTTCTTGAATTTCCCAACGATGATGTCGTTTTTCTCGTAAACAAGATCCGTGTCTTCATTGAAGCTCCAAACCTTGCAAGAACGTTTGGCTCCAGATTCGCCATGAAAGGTAAGCCGAAGAAACTGTTTGCCTGTGGAGCTGGTATCCACGGTGCAGTTATCCACAATGCCCCAGTAGAAGTCGCCCTCTTCAGCGAAAGAGTCAATGGATTCCACTTTGTTACGGGTGAAGTAGTCCATCATCTTGGGCGTTACCACAAGGGACATGTCAATCTGCCCAGTCAACTCCTTTGAGTGAGCAATCTTCTCATCTGCGGTCCAATCTCCGGGTTGGTTGGCAATCACATCCTGGATGATGGTATCAAGCTCGGCTGCTGCGTCGTTGTTCTTCTTCCGAGCCGCAGTCTTCTTGAGCTTGTCATAGTTGTCAATCAGGGCAGTATACATCTGCTTGTAATTGGCAAAAGTCTTGCCTGGGCCCACCAGGCCCATGCTCTCAAAGGCGCCGGTCTTGATGAGGTTTCCAAAGGCCCTCTTGTTGAACTTGCTGTGCCTCCAGGAGCCGTCAGGATTGACGATAAGGTCCCGAAGCTGGGTGTATGGCCTGTGAGTCTTGATCTCGTACAGAGCCGCCTTCCCGACCCCTTTGATGGCCGAGAAAGAGGGGATCAGAACCCGACCCGGCTTCATGGTGAAGTTCTCTTCCGAGAGATTGATGTCAGGCTTGCCAACCTTGTAGCCAAGGGACCGAGCCTCCATCAGTGCCACTGCTTTGGGATCCTCACCGGAGGCACCCTTGCCCTTCCCCTCCGTAGCGAAATCCAGGTAGCTGGCAATCCACTCGTCAGGGTAGTAGGTCAGGAACCAAGCACACTGGTAGCTGGTAATGGCGTAGGCCATGGCGTGGCTTTTGTTGAAACCATAAGCCGTCCATTTCTCGAAATCCTTCCAGACTTCCTGGGCATCAGACTCGGAAATGCCAGAGTAAGCCATGGAATCCTGAACAAACTTCTCGCCAAGAGCCTTGATTTCCTTCGCTTGCTTGTCGGCGTTGCTCTTATCCTTCTTGGTGAATGCCTTTCGGATGCCGTCAGTGTCGTCCAGGTGCATGCCAGAGAGACGGTTCACGATGAGCTGGAGTTGCTCCTGGAAGATCAGGAGACCGCCAGTGTAGCCCAACACTTCCTTGAGAACAGGGTGAACATACCGAACCTTGTTGGGGTTCTTCCGGTTCTCCAAGAAGATGTTGTGTGCTCCGAGACCCATAGGACCCGGACGGTAGATGGAGGTTGCGATGGCAATATCCAGGACGGATGTTGGCCTCATCTCCTTCATGAACCGCTGAACGTTGTCCTTGACGAACTGGAAAACACCAGCATACCGACCTTCCCAGTAGACATGTTTGTAAACCTTCAAGTCATCCAGGCTATTGTTGTCAGGGTGAAGGTTTTCAAAGAACCACTGATTGATGTCCGCCTGAGAGACGTACTTCTTCCCTTTTTTCTGAAGGATCCGACGGATGGTTTCCTCGAACATCCGCAGGGTTCCAAGGCCAAGAACGTCAAATTTGAGAAGCCCAAAGTCCTCCAGGTGACGGGCAGCAATGCCCTCGGGCCACGGAGTCTGGAGTCCGCCCTTGGCTTTGATGAGAGGCATGACTTCCCTGGTTTGGTTCGTGATGATCACACCACCAGCATGCCTTCCCACGTTTCTCTGCTGCTTCCAGAGCACATCCAGAGTGTCCTGGAATCCAGGGAACTGCGAGGAAACGTTCTTGGTGAACTCCTGGAAGGAGACCGAGTGTTCAGCAAGGTCTTCAAACGTCAGTTCGTACTGAGCCGCATCGAACCCAGGTTCGGCCTTTTTCACAGCCATAACCTCGGGGATCATGGTGGTTGTGTACTTGTTCACCACCTCGAATGGCACATTGTACAGCTTGCACAAGTCCTTGATGAGAGAAAGCGGCTTCAGAGCAGCGAAGTTGCTGACAGGAATGACGTTTTCCTCGCCAAAGAAGTCCTGGAGCAAATGAACAGCCTTGTCTCGATCCGAAAAATCGGAGTTGTGACTGCTGATCGCGTGACCTTCATTTTCACATGAGTGAAGTTCGAACTGTCTCATCAAGTTTCTCCAGTACCTTCTTTTGTGTTTTCTTCCAAGCCAATTCCCAAATCACAAAAACAGTATATCCATGCTGTTCAGCCATTTTCACTCTCTTGCCGTCCCAGCTCCATATATCTTTGGCTGTGTGGCAATGTGCTACAATGTCGTGAGATTGGTATATGGCAGGATTACCATGCCAGTAGTCTCCATATACCTCAACAATGACGTTGCTGTCAATCAGAATGTCAGGGTAAATCCACTGTTTGGGTCCAACTTGAATCTTTTGGCCAAGCTTGACTCTAACTCCATAAAGGGTTTGGAGTAGGCTGCCCACCGCCACCTCAAGTTTGCTGCTTCCACCGAAAGCAAGTTTGCTTCTGGTTTTCGCAAGCAACATAGGGCTCTCACCCGAAAAGTTAACTCCATGGTTGCGTTGCATGGAAATTTTGAATTTCTCAAAGCTCTTCTCGGACTGAAATGGGTATTTCACGCCATGAGATTTCAGCATCGAGGCTTCGTACTTGGCACGATAGTCGTGACACTTATGCACCACGCTTTTCTTGCATTTCTTGCATATGAAGCAATCCATATGATAGCGAGCAGGATTGTACTCCACCTTAAAAAGGTTCCCACAAGCAACGCAACCAAACTCAGCCGACAATGAAGTTGCTGAGTATTCAGTTTTGCCAATAAGATAGAACGTTCTAGGGCCTTTCAGCACTTCGCTTATAACACCAATAGCGGCAATCAATTGTCCGTGAGCATATAGTTTTGTGGCACATGGTATTGTGCCGGCTCGGTCTTTTGGAAATGAGGTAAGACTATTCACCTCTTGTTTGATTCGTTCCCAAGACTCATAGTTTAAGTTCGAAGCTAGTTGTTGAAGGTTGAGTGTAGTCATCAGCATCAACAGAATAGGTATTGACTCCGACTAATGTGTGCCGATGTGTCGAAGTGGTTTCGATCATCACGTTGAATGGCAGAATTTGGAAACTGGCACTGCCTTCTACTGTGATATCAGTGAGTTGAACTTCTGAATTCAGCGGAATTAGGCCAACCACAATGGCCATTTTCCCGAATGAATGAATTCGGTCGCCCACTTCCAGCTTTCCAACTTGCGCCTCAGTGCCATCTTCCAGGAAGATCCGGTGTTTATGGTTGCCAATAAACGAGCCATAGGTTCCGTTCACATTCACAACCACAGTCCACAAAACATCATTCTTGGTGGATGTTCGATGCTGAACAGCAAGAACCCTTGCAGGCTCATTGTTCAAGTCCAAAACCATGTCCCCCACCTTCATCTCGCTCAATGGTTTTGGAACCCCAGTCGCTTGTAACACCTTGATGTTGTTTGACAAACAGTCAATATCCGGAAAAGATCGTTTCTTCCTGGTCATGAATCGTTCAAATAGGAGATCGTGCTTGATGGGATCCATCTGGGTGATGTTCAAGACGTAGGCCAACAAGCTTCCTCCTGCACTGCCTCTCGCATTTCCGAGCAAAAGTTGCTCGCCGCACACTCGCATGATGTGGTAGTAGGTAAGGAAATATTTGGCAAACTTCAGGGTTTTGATAACTTCCAGTTCGTACTTCAGACGGTCGATGTAGTTCTGCTTGTGAGCCACGCGACGGAACTTCAGCCCCTCAATGGCCAGCTTTTTCACTTCCTTGAAAGCCACCATGTCTTCGTCATTGGCTTCTTCGTACGGAAGTTGAGCACGAAGCTTCGCCAGCTCATCCTGGGCAATGATCTTCTCAATAGCAGGCAATTTCACCTTCCGGTCAGGCTGTGCGCTGCCAATCTGCTGGTGGGCAATGTCGTGGGTCCTCTCAATGGCTTCCTTTACTACTTCGTCATCGTAGAAGCCATAGTCATGGCAGTAAGACTTGTAGCTGGACCATACCTGTTCGGCATTCTTCGGGTACAGCTCGCACTTCAACTCCTCAATCTTCTCGGGGAGCGGCTTCCTGCCATCTTCCGGCTTGAGGAACTGGAGCATGCCCATCATCTTGTAAATTTCACGCTCTCTCCAGTGAGCAGGATCCGAGTAGTGAGCGTCACACGTTACCACCAAAGGACAGCCAGTCCGCTTGGATGCCTCGATAAGATGACGGTTGACAAGGTGCTGGGCTCCCAGCTTGTTGAACTGGATCTCCAGGTAGTAGTTCTCCTTCCCAAGAGCCTCCTGGAACTCCGCAATAGCCAGAGCCAGTTCACGCTGGATTTCCTCCAGGTTGTCATCGTTCGGAACCCAGAGGGTGTGGTCCGATTCCTTCTGGTGATCGAATACGATCTTGGCCGTATAACCTGCAATGCAATTGTGTGCCAAGAGTCCATTGGCAAAGAATGTGTGAATGTCCTCTACCTCGATATCATAGACATCCTCTGGTTCAGAGTTCTCAACTACTTCAATGACTTCAATAAATTCTGTTTCCATGTGTCGTCTTTTAGGTCCAATTCCCAGATAGTAACCACTCTGTATCCGGCCTGCTCTGCTGCTTTTCGTTTATTTTCGTCTCGTTGCCAGATGTCTTGTGCCAAGAAGCTACGACCACCCGGGAACCTTACCACATCCTGTGGTTGAAATACACGCTTATCCGCATGCCAAAATGTTCCATTGACCTCAATTAGCGTATTCGAAGAAGGGATATGGAAGTCAAACACAAAGACGGATCGGCTATCGACTGATTGCGTGTTCGATACCCTGAGCTGTGTTCCGAAGGGCATTCCGCAACTCTCAAGAAAATTAGCTACGAATCGTTCGGTGCTTGGCTTCTGTGTTTTCTTAAGACAAGCCAGAGCGCCATTGATGGCCTGAGTTGTAATCTTGGCTTTTGCTTCTGTTGGAGAAAAGCCCTTCTTTTCCCAAAATTCAGGACATCTCGGACTGTTTTGCCTTTTGAAATTAGTCGCTCTATCTCGGGCTGCATGCGAATTCAATCCTTGCCGTTCCCAGTAACTTGGTGATTGCGGCCCATTGTACGGAGCATTCCTTTCTTTTCGAATTTTAGTTGCAGCAGCACCACCTTTCGCACACTGACTTGCAACTTCCTTTGCTGAATATCGGTATTGGAGCTTCCAAGCTTGAGGCTTCTTGTTATACTCTGGCGAGACCTTCAATTGCTTGATGGCTAAAATGCGATTTCGCATAGAGCAGCCCAACGGTAGTATCTCATCAAGGACCCCAGGATAATCTCGAATCAGGAAATCAACTACCATACCACTACTGTGATGCTCATGCAAAATCAGATGCTTCACCTTTTCTGCTAATCCGCTTTTTTCTATAATTTCCCAGAAACGTATCTCTTTTGCTGGCATTCCGCAACACCTATTTGACAGTAAGTATTGCTGCCTTTCCAGTTTTCAGTTCCAACGCTGTCTTCCAGCCATCTTTGGTTAGGAACTTGTGGTCAGGTGTGCATCTAATTGTCTTTCCATTTGCAAGTCGGATAGTGACTGTTTTAGCTGCTTTGCGTGTACAGTCTCCCCAAACCACTTTGCCAAATTGCACTCGCTCAGAAGCCTCATTGTATCCGAGAACGTAAATTTCTTCGCCATCTTTCAGAAGAGTCACTACTTCTTGGATAGTCTTTTCTCCGAAATTGGTAAAAAGAGATGCTGTTGCTTCCAGACAAGCTGTCAGGGCAATAATGTTCCCGTTGGCATGCTTCTTGAGCATATCCATGTCTATCCGAGGGTAACGGTAGAATCCATCAGCCGCAGAGTCAGAAACAATTCGAAACAGGCTCTTCAGGCCAGCATCGTTCTTGGCTAACAGGACAAGGTGATTCCGCTGGTAGAGAGGGTTCCGGTACTTTGACCGGGCTCCCTTACTCTCTTCCTCATTTTCCACGATAGTGCCACCGGAGTCATCCTCCAGGCTCTCTGCTGCCTTGACTTCCGAGACCTCCTGGAGTTCCTCTTCGGTCTTGGCCATCTCGTTTCCAATGGCCTCCAGAGGTTCAGGAATGGCTTCCTCTTCCTCGGTCTTCCTTTTCCCCTTCCCCTTGGGTGCAAGGGCTCCAGCAGCCTTCTGGGCTTGCCCTTGCGTCCCACGCTGGGCGTCGTAGAGTTCACGCCACTTGGCCAGGGACGGAACGAAGTAGGCTTCCACTCCGTGAATGGCCTTGAAGTCCACACCGGACTTCTTGAGCTTCTCAGCATGGAAATACTGGTGAGAGAATGAATTCATGTTCCCGTGCTCAGTAGCCGCAAGAGCGTCGGCGCCATTTTTCAGTGCAAAATTAATATGCTCTTGAGGACTTCCAATGGCATCAAAAGTCGAGTAGTGCGTGTGGCTATGCAAACCCACAAAACGTTTTGGAGCAGTCATGACTTGAAGTGCTTCTTTCTATGGCAGGAGTGACACAATGTCAACCCATTGGTAATGTCCCAAAGTTCTTGACATGCTTTTGCTGCTTCAACTGAAGCTATTTTGTGCAGCTTCAGCAAGGCAGTCAACGGCTCTATGTGATCTACCTCTAGGTGATTTGTTGAGTAGCAGTCCTGGCAAACTTTGTCACGCTGCAAACAGCTTTTCTTCCAAAACTTATACTCACGAATTTGCCGAATTCGATTGGTCAAATCAGTAATCCCGCCCTTCCAATGAGGATTGCCAATGCCAATTCTCTTTTTCGCAAATTCCCTCTTCATTGTTTCTGTATGGGACTTGCCATAACGCTTTGAACTTGACCCAAACTTTCCAAATGCATGGTTTCTGTCACCTGTTTGCGCCTCAGACTTTGTACGCTTTTTGATCTCATAAACGCCCATCCAATACTGGAGTCCAGAGTAGGACAATCCAAGCATTTGGGCTACGGTTCGCAAGCTGTAGGCGTTATACAAGCACTCAATTTCTTTTTTTGTTGGCATGTTGTTAAGTAGTGCTTCAAATTCATGTTGCCGTGGTCCGTGAGGGCCAGGGCATCCATGCCATTCTTCCGAGCGAACTCAATGTGGTCTTGTGGTCGCCCAATGGCATCGAAAGGTGCTGTAAGTGCTGTGTGAATGCAGACCTACAAACCTCCTTGGGCGATTGCTCCCCCCGTTATTACTGTCACTCATGTTCTATTGCTCCCAGTGGTTGATTTGCGAACGATACTGTTTGGTCAGAGCAGCATACTAACACTCTGATTCAGTGAATTCAACCGAATTACACGGAATACCGAAGGGCTGCAAAGGTGTCCACGGCACGGTGGAGGGCAGGGCCTTTCTTGCACAGGTCGTCACACAGGAGGAAGTTCTTGTAGCCCAAGGTCTTCAGGAGACCAAGTTCACACACATCCGAGCAAGCCGGGACGTTGTTGTGAAACAGAGACAGGAGCATCCTGGAGCCGACAACAGCCCGAGGGTCGGCTTTGATGATGGTTTGCTGGGCCTTGAGGATGTGATGAGGTTGTGGGACCTCCACATACAGGTCACCACGAGCACAAGCCAACCGAACGTTGGGATGCTCATGCCCGCAGGAACGGTGGAAGGTCTCAAAGTGCCGTTCCACGTACTCCAGACCCTTCTGGTTCTCAATTTTGAGAATCAGGTTGGAGTCGTCGCCGATCAATTCCCGGAACTCAACCACATCCCTCTCGGACTCCACGTAGGAGAGGTAAAAGTTCTTGTACCCCAGCTTAACAGCTTTCTCAATCTTCTCCTTCTCGTTGACCGTGAAGAGAGAGTCGTTAATGGTCATCTTGGGGTTCCGGAAGTGGATGCTGTCCCCAGGCTTCACCCGGTACTTGGGATAGCCATCAGCCCGACAATGAAGTCTCTTTCCACCGTCTGTGATCCTCTCCACAGTGGCCCAGTCTTCTCCAGCCTTGAAGATAATGGGGTGAGGAAGGTCAAGACCCTGGATCCCGTGGTTCAGGACCAACTCCAGGTGATCCGGATGAGAGATGGATTCCTCCACCCGAAGCTGTCTGCCCTTGGCATCCAACCACAAGGGAACTGTGGTATTCTTGGGAATTTTGGCAAGTTCTCCTTCCAGGTCAGCAGCTCGGAAGAGCAAACCATTCATACGAATTCCAGCAACCTCGGGATGGTTGCAAAATTCAGAGAAGTGGGAATCAGAAGGGATACACGTGATGTGGAGCTTCATGCTCCCATCTATAGCAACGATTTACTCGGCTTGCCAGAGGTTGCCTTGTGCATCGTGCTCTTCCCGGAACGAAGTTGCTTCGGGGCAGAGCTGTACAGCCCGTGGAGAGCTGTCAGAACTGTGGTGACCTGAGCAGGAGTCTGACGGTCGGTCAGTTCCTTCTTGAAGTCATCGATCTTCCCGGTTGCATTTGCCAGGATGCCGAAGAGGACATCCACCACACGCTCAGGAGTCTGGAGGGGCACCACGTGGTTCTCGGGAAGCAATTTCTCCCACACAGCAGCCACTTCTTTGGTGGTACCAGAAGGGCTGCTTCCGTAGGGCTTGTGGATGAGGTACACGTCGTAGACCTCAGCAAGTTGCTTGAACAGTTCTTCTGTATTCATGCTGCTTGCATCTCGAATGCCAAGAGCCATGAGCTGGTCTGCATTGAGCCGATCATAGGGCATCTCATCCCCGATGAATACCAGCACAGGCTTCACATTTCGAGCCACTTCCACAGCCTTGAGGAAGTATCCAGCAGCAAGCTCGTAAGACTCGTAGGTTTGCCCACCACCACCACCTTCGACCACAAGGGCCTCCAGGGCCGTCTTGGCTTCCTCGAAGGTGCTGGCAGGCTCCTGAATCTGGAGAGGGTAGCTGTCACAGGTGGCATCACCCACAGCAGCCAGGAGAAATTTAGCCTCTTCCCCCAAATACTCCTTCAGCTCATGTCGGAGGTACGGGAGCTTGCCGAACATCACAGCAGGCCACTGGCCCATGCTGCCCGTCACGTCTGTGACCACAATCAGAGCTGGAACATCCAATCGGATTCCGGTCTTCACCAACTCCTTCGGGGCAACCCGAGAAGATGTAGCCTTGCTGTAGGAGCGATCTACCACACTGCTCGTATAGGCTGCCCGAGCAGAGGAGTAGTCGTGGGAAGGAACCCACGATGTTGCTGTGTAGTCGGCTGATTCACTCATTGAATTTCCTCATTTCACGATGTCAAAGGGAATCGCAGGGAAAACTTTCCCCTTGGTGTTCCTGCTTCCAAATACCTTGGTTCGAAGCTGACCAAACTCATAGAGGAGGTCAGCCGTCTGCCAGTTGGGACGCTTCCGAATGTCAGGGTCGGTGAGAGCCTGGATAAACTTCACCATTTCCGGAGGAATGGTGCTTGGGAGACGGTCTCCACGTTTGGTCAGTTTGCCAGTCAGGGCATACAGCATGGTCATCCCCAGAGCGTACAGGTCCGTCTCGGGAATCAACGGCTTCCTGTCAGAAGACAGTTGCTCCGGAGGGCTGAAGTGCTCGGTGTAGCCGATGTTCATGCTCTTGCCAGTAGGTTTCACCATGGACAGACCAAAGTCAATCATCACGGCTCCATGGCTTTCTGGTTGAAGCACTACGTTCTGTGGCTTGATGTCCCCATGGATAACTCCGTTAGCATGGAGATAGTTCAGGCCAGCCAGGAGACGTTCGAAGATCCAACCCACATGAATAGGTTCCAGAGGCCCCAGGTGCTTCACAGCTTGCTCCAGAGTCGGTCCTGGAATGTAAGACATCACGATGGCCACAGCCCCATCGTCCAGTTTCAGAACTTCTCGGACAGCCGGGAAGGCATAGTGTCGGATGTCCCAGATGGCTCCCGCTTCATTCAGCATAATTTCCTCGTGTTCCGGGGAAATTTCCAGGCATGCCTTTAAGACAGCCAGCTTCTTGGTCATCAGGTGACGGACCACATAGGTTCGACCCATGGCACCTTCAGCCAGGAACTTGAGAACTTCGTAAGAGCCAATGACCTTCTTGCCGTCCATCCCAGTTTTCAGGGAACGGTCGTAGTCTTGCCTCTTTCGAGGGTCTACCAGAAGATCCCGAGCTTCCGTAAGCTGACGGAAGATTGCAGGAACACCACCGGGTTTATCGGGGTGGTATTTCAAGATCAGCGCCTTGAAAGCGGCCTGAATTACATCCGTGGATGCCCTGGGATCCACGTTGAGAAGCTGGTAGAGAGTCATGCCGGTACTCTACCACTACCCCAGGAGGAGTTAAACCCATTTAGTTCAGGTATCTGTGGTCGGCATTTTGCACCATAGACCACTCTTCATCCGTAAGCGTCTCTCCCCAGAGAACCTCTGGTTTTAGAGGAGTTTTGGTCTTAGTCGCCAACACGGTGGCAGCGGCCCCAATCGGCTGTTCTGTACGTTGAGGAGGGGGTGGTTCCTTGGCTTTATTAATGCCATACAATGTTTTGTAGATGGCCACTCCAACAATCACCAAGGCTGTGAGAAATCGAAACATCGCATCCTGCCTATGTCTTTCTGGTCCAAACTTTTAGAGACATTCCTGCGTGATTGCCCAAAACTTGCCGTGAACACGGTGCGGGCAACAAAACGGTTTTTGACATTTAAGGCTTCCTCACCCCTAAGGCAAGAGCCAAAACCAAGAAACAGGCAACAACGCCTACAACCAAAATCCACGAGAGTACTAACTTCTTCCTTTTGGGAAGAATGGGCTTAGGAGGCTTTGGCTTTGAAAGGCGTCGAAGAAGTTTCTGTCGGTTCAACTCCCTGAGCTTCTCGATTTCAACGTAAATCTGTGCTTCAGTTTCCTCCGATTCCATGGTCAGAAAACCATTACTCACTGAGAAGAGAGGGGGAATCAGCTGGAAGAATCTGAACATCCTCCTCCTCGATGATTACTTCGGATTTTTTAGAGTTAAATGTCCGAGATTTCCGAGGACCAGAATTTTTCTTCCCCATCGGCTGGCCCACGATCTTTCCTTCTGGAAGATTTGGCAAGCCTTCTGGCGTTAAAACCAGGCGAATAGGCGTCGGAATGGTCTCCGACGATACAGGGACCGGAGCAGCAGTCTTCGGCTTGTTCTTGCTGCCCTTGGGCCGCCCCCGCTTCCGGAGAGAGGTGTTTTCAGTAGAAGTCAGTTCACTCATGGCATTTCCTTGGGTTGTTGGAGTATCAGCCATGAATTAGTAAGGCTGGAGGCTCTGGTTGTCAATCCTCCAGGATGACTTCAAACCGAGTCGGGGACTGACCGTCCGCTTCCACACGGACCTTGATGTTCCAGACGGGGTTGGTTTCCTTCTGGAGCATGCCCTGCCGAAGAGCTTCAGCTTGACGGTTCAGTTCAACCAGCTTGGCAGGAGTCACCAAAAGAACAGGATTCAGCTCAATGAGCCGGCGGACATAGAAGTCCCTTGCCAATCGAAGTGTCATCGTATTCATGATTTCTCAGTAGTATAGGTGACAAGTTTACAACTTGTCGAACTGATCCTGGATGAAAGCGATCCGTTCTTTTTTCTTCTTCAGGAACTTTAACAGTTCCTCCGAAAGAAACTGAGATAGTTTTCGAGGCACTTCGCAGACAAGCCGTCTTGGAGACAATCTGGGTTAGCACACGCTAACCCTTCTTTTTGCGGGTCTTATAGTCCTCGCCAACCGCTTTGAAGATCACACGTCCGGTGAAAGCATGACGGTTTCCAGGGACAAACTGAACGTGCCTTTCCTGGACCGGCTTAACCACAAACCCCTCCCGGATGTGTCCGGGGTAGAGCACAGAGGGTCCATTCCGGAGTTCCTCCAGTTCGGGCTTCCAGGGCCCTCTGTACAACTCAGGAACGGTCTCTAGACCCATTTTCTTGCAGATAGAGAGGGTCTCATCCCAGTTGTTGTACCTGCCAGCGATAACGCTGTAGGTGTCAAAGACCCGGAAGGCGACTCCCTTGTCAATGCCATACTTCAAATCCTGAACTTGGCCGTAAACTTCACCGTAGAGGATCACAGTGCTCCGAGTGTTCAAGAAGATGGTACCATCTTCTGGGAGAAGAGCAAACCGCTCTTCCAGTCTAAGGTCCTTGGCCACTTTCCACCACAGATTTCTCTCTACGCCATCAGACCCTTGGTACGGGGCCTTGATACAAGTACGAGAGCCAACCCAAAGGCGACCATCCCGGTAAGTAAAACGTCCGTTGCAGTTGTGGATAAGAATTCCATTGGCGAAATAGTTACTGTTGTCTTCAACCGTTATGTCGTATTGCTTGCTTGGGTTAGTGATTCTCTGAATAAGCTTGATTTTGACATGGTGCATTGGAGTATTCTATCACTTTTTCTCTGACCTTTGAAGGTTCTTGATTGATTTCGTGTTGCCAAACAACCAGCACTTCATAACCATTGGCTTTGGCAAGAGCAAGTTTCTGAGCGTCTCGATCCCAAATCTCTTGGGCTGTCTTTGTGTGGTGTGAGCCATAAAGAATCCTGTCTGTTGGCTTGTAGAATAACGGACAAGCGTGCCAGTAGTCTCCGTGAACCTCAATCAGTTTCTTTGTTCCGTGAATCCAAATGTCATAGCTAACGAAACTGGTATCGGTTGCCAGTTTCAACTCAATGGAAACTTCATGCCCTAAACCCTGAAGGCACTCCACCATCCACCGATGGGGCTTGGTAAATGTTGACCTGCCCAAGCGTGGCAGTGAGGCTGGATTTTCCACGCCATACTCCACAAGCATACTCTGTCGAATCTTTTCTTTGACTTCTTGACGTTGAAAGACATTGGTTATCCCCTCTGTCTTCAACAGTCGTCTCTGCCACTCAAGCCTGGAGGGTGCATTGAATTTGAAGTTATGCTCTACGCCGGAATTCTTCATGCTAGTGGCAGCATATCGCTTCCATTGCCTCTCTTCTGTCCGGGATTCCGAAACGGATCGAATTGGCACGCCTTCTTTCTTCAGAGCTTGGTGGATGGTAGACGCTGAGTCAATTCCAAGGTGTTCAGCGATTTCCGGGAGAGACATATGCTCATCCACATAGAGTTTGGTGAGCACTTCTTTGGTCAAGTTTAGGCGCTTGAATTCAAGCCACTTTGAACAGCGAGCCAAATGTCCTGACTTTGTAAACTTACTTTCCAGTTGCTTCTCTACCAAACACCACTTACACTTCCAAATTTCCATGAAATGAAGTATCCCACTGAGAAAATTCAAACTTTCTCAGTCAACCAAAAACTCATCATCCACCGTTAGCTGGTCCACTCTGCGCCAGCATCTTAATGCTGGCAACCAAACCTCGTGATTGCCAGTCACTTTCAGTTTACGACCATCTGCCAATTCAATCTCATACCAATCATTGTTCGATGGAAGTTCCGACCAATCAAGCACTTTTTTGTACTCGGAATAGTCAGATGGAACTTGCTCATTCGAGACAACCACGGTCCCTCCATCTTTCCTGCGGATAACATTCCCAGTTAGTCCTTGTGGAAGTGGGTCAATAACCCCAAAGTAAGATGGCGAATACGCAGCAAAGTGAGCAGGAGTTGTGTTCAATGAAGCAGACTTGACGTGAACATTCATTCGCTTTCGAACAATTTCCGAAATTGTCAATGGACCGTGTTCCAGCGTTTCAAGAACCGTTTCTGCATCCACACAACCATGAATTTTCTCCGTCAGAACCACTTCTTCACCTTCCTTGATGACTTCCCGGTATTTGGCGAAGCCATCAATGTCGGTGTAAACCGGCATGTAGCCGCGGTCACGTTCATTCTCTCCAGTAATAGCCAGCTTGTCACCAGCATCTTCGTACTTGGTGATTCCAAGCCTCTCTGCCACGTGGTCTCCAACCTGGATGGCCTCCAGGTCAGCAGGAGAGAACACCTCACGAGCCGGAATCAAGAAGCCGTTCGAGAAGATGCCACGGAGTCTACGGGCTTCCACACGATGCCCTGGAGGCAGTCCAGAGCTCTTCAGAACCAGACTCTCAGGGTTGGTGGGAAGAACAGAATCCGGGGGAACAAACACAGCCAGATCTCCCTGAGAGAGAAGTCCTCGCTTCATGATTACCGGCTGCCCATAGACAGTTGTAATGGAAAGATTTTCACCATTCGGATGGTTACCGACCTTTGCTAGTTGAACCAAATGTACCAGCCAATCGCTCATTTATATGCTCCTTGATTGTTATGGACAAAGAGGCATTTCATAAATCTCCACCTCTTCCAGCCTCTCAAAATATCCATCCCAAGGTCGGTAGTCATCATTCTCTCCCCTGGGAGATTCAATAATCGCTTTGTCCGCCTCGGCTTCCTTCTTGGTTGCCCGGATAGAATAAAAATGGAAGTTTCCGTAGCAGTCTCCGAATGTGTCTCCGTCTTTGTACCGAACTACCACCAAAAATACTACCTTACACTCCAAAACAGACGCTTCAACTTCGAGAACATCCTTAAAAAAAAGGTGGGTCGGTTCCGACTTGTAAAGTCGTTTCACATCGAGAGTGGTACGCCGATCGGTACGCCTACTCCAACGCTCACTTGTTAGACGATCTCCTCCGTCAGAGCTGCTGGAGTATTCAATGTAAATCTTAGATTTTCCCATTGCTACGACAACCTTTCAGCCATTTCTTTGCTTTGCTTGAAGCAGAAGTCTATCGCAGGTTGAGGTAAACCTCCGCCAAATAAACGTTATCGCCCGACAGGCCCAGCAAAGCATACCCATCCATACAGCAATAGAGTCACCTTCTCACTGGGATCACACTCGGGTTGAGAAGCGGCCCTGGAGCCTTTATGCCCACTCCAGCTTGGATAGATCATTTGTCCGCCCGGTAAACCTGTACCCGATTATCCCTTCCGGGAGCTCCAGGAGTTTGTCTTTGGCGTTTCTTTTGAACAACTGCCACCGGAGCATCTCCTGGGGTTACAGGAGGACTCTTCGAGAGTAGCAGGGATGACTTGGAGGGTTTCCGTAGATTCTCTCCCAATCCTTCTGGGTCAACAACATCCCCAGTTCTCTTGTTTTGTACATTTTGCTGTCTCTCAATCTGGACAGCTTCAGTTTCAAGGACCGCTATTTCCCCATCCAGGCATTTTGCATGAATGGTGACGGGATTGCCTGAGAGAATGTCGGCAACCTCCATGGAGGTGCCACTCCAGTAGTCCGACCCGTACCACTCCCTCTTCCCTGTCTTGGAATTCAAGAAGACTACCTTGGTATCCTTAAGGAACAGGATCTTTAACATCTCTTCCCCTCCTCTTGGTTATCCTCCACGCTTTTGCGCTAATGCGCCAGGGAGCAGATTTTAGTGAAGACAAAAATGCTCGTGGGGGTCTTTGGGGCAGTGGACGCAACAATTGTCCCGGAGTCGTTGTTCTCGAATCTCCTGGTGAATTCTGTAGGCACAGGTGCCTGTGCCATTTTCTTTGCACTCATCGCACCTAGGATCTTCTTCTACTCCGCAGCGATCACACTGCTGCCAATCCATCGGCCCCATGAAAGTTCCATAGCAAAGTTCGTGCCGGTTTGGCTCTCGGTTAACCCAATGGTGCCACCCAATGGCACACAAGAGCTTCGTCCACCATTTTTGGTGAACAAGAGTAACAATTAAACCTTTTTCACTCATTGTTGAAAACTTTCTTGATGGTGCAGCTATGAGGTTGAACGGGTAGCAACGAACTATTTGGAACTCCATCTAGGATTCGAACCTAGATTTCCGCTCTTTGTGGGAGAGGCCTTTCAGTTTTACCTGGGTGATCAAACCAGGTGATTCCACACGTTCATGACCGTGTTTCCTCGCTTACTTGGTCTATTTCGGCGTCCTTCCGGTAGACGAATGGAGTATAATCAACGCTGTCTTCCTACGAGTCTGAACTTTTGAGGCATGCACCATACGTCAGACCAGCTGGTGCATTATGCTTTTAGTGCATTATTGCCATTACCCACTCTCCACATTTCTGTGCTGGTGCCGAGTCGGTTTTACTTAAGGGGAAGCGCTCGGCGGCATCTTCCTTGCATGCTACGCTTTGATTAGCGACCGGTGAACCGTAGCCGAATCCTCCCGGTTGTCGCTTTCAGCCTACCAACTCTTTTCCCTATCCTCCATTGCGGCTTCCCGCTCTCTCGTGTTTTCAACCTAACCCCTCTTCGGGTAGAGTCAACCCTTTTTCATTTTATTTGTCCTTGTTCGCCCTTTTAGCGGTCAAGGACTCTTCCGAGTCGAGACCTGCATACAAGCAGCCCAATCGCTCGTTATCAACATCCCTGTCTTCACAACGGAGCTTCGCTTATTTCCTGAATGGCGAAAAGAGGCAACATGACCTCCACCACTTTCTCTTTATGTTTGGACAGGAAAAACCAGCTCTTGCTGGTTTTATCGTAGGAACGCTCTTGCTTCGGAATCTCCTTCAATTTGGCTACTAGAGCATACATTTGGTCGGTATGCTCGAAGAGCCACTGAAAGCTTACCTGAATCGCTTTGCCCTGAAGCTTGCCTGTGGTCATGGTCCGCTGACAGATCGTTACAATGGGGCCTGCAGGGACCGTAGGAGCCGCAGCAGAGGCCGGAACAGCTACGGGAGTGGGGTTGGCAGCTTCTTGAGCTTGAAGCCACTCCTGAGCCTGCTGGCGGATGGTGTCGAGGGTGCCATCAGGAATGACTTTCTGCTGAGGAGAAACTACGGTGTAGAGGGGCCAGAAGTCAGTAACAGCCCCCAGGAATTTCTCCACCTGATTGGCAGGAGCCGAAAAAAGTTGATCGGCACCACGATATCGTGGAAAATGGGCACCAGGGATTCCTCGAATGGCAAGAAGCCCAGGCCTACAACTCTTGCCCTTGAGGAAGACACGACCATTTTGAAACCACAAGGGAGCGGCAGTGGTGGAAGCCTCCTGGGAGAGTACGGCGGCCAGTTCTCCATAGCCAAGGAGTTTTACCACATTTACCAAGCGCCGACGGTGTTGGGGATCCATCCTGTGAGAGAGGATCCAATCCAACTCTTTGATGATGGGACGAAGATCTTGGCCGGTGAGGTGAATTGAGGCAATGTCTTCGTTGGCCATGTTGGCTCGCTGGGACCGAGCGAATACCTTGGACTTCATGGCTGCATACCTTTCCTGAACAGCTTCAGGAAGCAGTTCGCTCGGGACAGCCAGGAGAACCGCGGTCGCCCCGGCATAGTTCGCCGGAATGGTTCGACTGAACAAAGCCGTGTCCTTCTTGGCACAAACGGGGCCAACACCCCGTTCCTCCGAGGCGGGATCCTCCAGGGCAGTGCCGCAACGAGAACACTGCCGAGCCTCATTTCGCTGGAACGCAAATGTCATATTGTTCTCCTCGAACCTCACAATAACCAAGCGTCATAATCGGTCAACCCCAAACCAAGATTTTGGGGGAAAGAATTTAAGAACATGTTTTCCGTAGCTTTTCCCCTTGCAAAAGCGCAGCAATTCCAAGCGTTTGCACGAATAAACCCATCGAGGTTTAGGCAAGAACCACTGGATTTTACGATATTCAGGAAATCCTGGAAAAGGCAAATTCGGAAGCAAGAATTTGCGGTTGCGTGGTCAGTGGAAATTGTTGATAGTTAGCGAGGAGGTAAAGACAAGATGGCAGAGACGATTAACTGCTTGAACAGTTCAATGATTCACAGTTTCGAGTACAATGAAGAAGACAGGACTCTTCAGGTGCACTTCAAGGGTGGCCAAATCTACGAATACTTCTTTGTGCCTCCTGAAGTTGCAGAAGCCTTCAAAGGGATTTGCCAGAATCCAGGAGAGAGTGCTGGACGGTGGTTTGCTCAGAATGTGAGGCGTACTTTTGAGTTCCGCAAAATTGCGTAAACAACAACAAGGCTAATTGTGTTTGGAGAACTAGCAAAAGACGGGAATCCAAACAGGTCTGTCCGCAGTAAGAACAAAAAGGACCCTGTTCTCTCTTTGTATATCTCTGTCAGGGTTCAAGAACCACTTCCCAAGGTAAAGTCCAAGCACCCCGTTGTGGTCAGATTGTTCAAGTTCCTCCACGATAGGTTCATCCGTGGGATTCTCGACTAGAACCTTCATCTGCTCTTGAATAGCCATTTCGTTGTCGGCCAGTTCTTGTGCTGTTGGCTCTATAAACACACACCAGTCTGTGTAGATCCACCTGGGATCCAGTTTGGCTACAATGTGTTCGTGGTAGACCGTTACGGACCTGCGACGGGGACGTTTGTCGGAAGGAGAAATAATCAAGGAGTTATCCTCGGCAAGACCAAGGAACAAAACTCCTCGACGGATCATAGAGCTGGCTTGCGGATCAGCCAGTTAATGTCATTGACAGTGTATGGCACGCCTTTTTCAGCGCAGAATGCCTTTACAGCATTCGAAACGGAGGTCCAGGGCCAATCGTCACCAAACGCCACCCCGCCAGGGGATACAAGATCCCAATAAGCTGAGAGGTCATCGAACACGTCCTTCTCATCATGAGAGCCGTCAATGTAAACCATCTCAGCCTGAAGCTGAAAGTCCTTCAAGAAAGAAGCTCCAATCTGAGAAGGCATCGGAACCGGCAATACCAAGTCCTTTACTCCGGCCTGGACCATGTTGGTCAAGAACCGCTTGTAAAAGCTAGGGTAGCCGTCTACCAGCTCCATGTGCTTCAGAAGCTCTGGGTCTCTCCAGTGCTCCTTGGAGCCAAGCCACGTGTCAACGCAAATGACTGTGGTGTCCTTCAGGCCAAGAGCAACACAGGAGTTGGCCATGTTGGCAGCCGATTGACCCATCCAGCTGCCAACCTCCATGATCAGCTTCGGTTTGGTCTGCTGCACCAGAGCGGGAAAGATTTGTCTATCCCCGTTCCATCCCCAAAGCTTCGTTCCGGGAACTGGAGCGAACCCCTCGAAAGCATCCGGGAGTCCCATCTTCTCTAGGAGTTCTGACTTCTTCATGTTAGTTCTGGACCTTCTGGCGAGTTCCAACCAACTTGCCCGTTTGTGGATCTCGGGAGATGACCACTTCATCTTCTGATTTTACAGCGCCCTCTTCATTGTCCTGAGCAAGACCAGCAGCCATTTGCTCAGCCTTCTCCTGGGCCTTCTGATGGAACTTCTTGGCCATGTCGTTCCATCCCTGGGTGTAGCTCTCGGACAGAATGAGAGTGCCTTCTGTCTTCTCCGACTCTTCCAGACGAAGAGCACGGCAGTGGTCCACGAAGTTGGTTCCTGTCAGCATAGAGAGTTGGAGCAGTTCACGAAGTTGACCAATCACCTGGTCGCTGAGACGGAGTTCCTTTTTTGCCATTTCTTTATCGCTTCTTTCAGAGCTAGGATGTTTGTTTGTTTGAGGGTTGTTCAAGTTTGTCTTGAAGCTCCCGGAGGACCTTCTTGGTTTCTTCGTCCACTTGCTTGGGGACTTCAATGACAACCGAAAACAAAAGATCTCCTCGGGTTAAATCTTTGGGGGACATTGGAAGACCTTGCTTTTTCACTCGGAGAAGAGCGCCAGACTGTGTGCTTTCTGGAACCTTCAACCTCTCCTTTTTCCCATCAACTAATTCAACTTCCACGACACCTCCCAGAACAGCCGTAGGGTAGGGGATGGTCACGTCAGTTACAAGATTTCCGTTGGGTAACCTTTCAAACCTGGGATGGCTCTGCACTTGAAACTGAAGGCGAACTCGGTGCTGTTCTCCCTTGAGCTCTACATCGGTAGCCATACCCATTCCTTCATGGAATCCAGGAGGGATGTTCAATGTTACCTCGTGAGGATGCCCCGTTGTAATGACGACCCTATCCTGAACCTTCCTCTCCGGAATTACAACGCGAACTTTCTTGTTCGTAGCTCCTTGAATCACTTCTTGCAATGTGAGAGAAACTACTCCATTGACTTGAAAAGGGTTGCGAAAGGAACCCATAGAAGGGCCAAACCCTCCCATCCAGGAACCGAAGAAATTCATCATCTCTTCTTCCGTTCTTCCGGCACCCTCGGAGCCAAATTCCTCACTTTCGTTCCTGCAGTCGTATCTTTCTCTTTTCTTGGAATCAGAGAGAACAGAGTATGCTTCGTTGATCTCTTTCATCCGAACTTCAGCTTCTTTGTCATCCGGATTTTTGTCGGGGTGATGTTTTTGCACTAAATCTCGGTAAGCCTTCTTGATCTCATCAGGTGTGGCTGTTTCAGAAACCCCGAGAACTTCGTAATAGGACTTCGCCATGTCTTTGTTCAGCCTCGAAACGTGGTGCTGGTTTCATAAGACGGGTTGACCGCTCAAAACCCAGACCATTGGCAAAATGCCAACCAATAAAAAAACAGCTTTCCGGAAAGTTTCCGTTCCGGGGACCCGATAGGTCAGACTTAACACTTCATTGTGTCCATTTAAAATCAGTCAACCCTCTCTACCCGAGAGACCTCGCAAGGGGCACAAGGAGACTCAGGAGCCTCGGCTGCTTCCGTAGGAGCAGGGTCAGTGGGTCGAAGAGCAGAACGCTCTCTCTCGACCCTTCTGAGACCCAGCAAACCGTATCCTGAGATGTCTTGATAAGGAGACTCTCCAAGAGCATCTCGATCGGTGGCAATGCGCTTCATTTTATCAAAGATTCTGACAAGAGCCAAGGCATCTCCATATTGAGACGGCTGAATCCCGTTTGGGTACAGAAGTTTCAAGAAGTTGCCAGCATCATCAAAGCTGGAGCCGTATGCCTTGTTCTTGGTGTCAACAAGGGCTCCAACGCGCTGGCCAAGCTGTTCGAAGGTAGGTTCGGTAGTGTTTGACATGACGTTAGCATAGCATCAAAGGTAAGCCCTTTGCAACAAATTTTGGTTAGGGCTTACGGGCGTATGTAAGGTAGGAGTGAGTGGGAAGGTCTTCGTGGTTAACCAGCTCCCACTGCTTCGAATCGAACTCAGGGAAGAACACATCACCCTCATGCTCCCCACGAACCAGGGTCAGGTAGAGCTTCGTGGCGAAAGGTAGGGCTTGCTCGTAGATTTGAGCCCCTCCGATTACCATGATTTCCTCCCCGAAATTGAACTGCCTTCCGAGGATGTCAGCTTGACGGATAGCTTCATCCAGAGACCGGGCAACGTGGATGCCCGTGGCAGGCTCTAGGCCCCTGGAAACGATGAGGTTCAGCCGCTTGGGGAGAGGTTTGCCGATGGAGTCAAAGGTCTTCCGACCCATCACCACCACCTTGCCCTCGGTCAATGTCCGAAACCGCTTCAGGTCCCCAGGAGCCTGCCAGGTTGGAAGCTTGTTGCCGTTCCCAATCACTCTCTTCTCGTCCAATGCCGCAATGAGGCTCACGTATGCCATTGCTTACTCTTTCCACTCCCTGGTCTGCTTTGGCACAACTTTCAAACCAGTCTTCTTCAGTTGCTTGTTAAGCTGTTCGTTTGGGCTACCATACATATAACCAGTATAGAACGGCAACCTAGAACGCCGGAACATTGGCTGCATCAACACAAGGATCTTGCTGGCTAAGCCTCTAAGGCTTTCATCTTTTTCTGAGGCTTTCATCTTCTAGAGTCTGAGAGAGAAGCTGTTACTTGTCGTCCGGAATCCGTTCCAAGTGAGATTGCTCGGACAGGCTTGACTTCTTGGTCCGAGGTGCCTTGGTCTTAGGAGGAGTGGGCTCGAAGTGTCCAGGAAACTCATTCTTGGCTGCCTTGGCCGCTTTGACAGACTTGGCAACAGGAGAAGCCAGTTGCTTCTGGATTGGAGAAGGAGCCGTGTTCGGAAACGACCGCTTCGTACGAGCCAGGAAGATATCGAACTCCTCCGTGGACATACTCTTGATCCTCTCGGACATGGTGTTGTTCACAACCGGGAGAGCCGGAGTCTTGTACTTCAGGTTGCTGTACCAGACGTTTTTATTCCACTCTCCGAGGTGTTCGTTCAGGATCCAGGTCTCTCCAGTACCGTCCATGAAAACCATCTTGCTATAGCCGATGTAAGCTTCCATCATCTCTCGATGGAATGAACTCTTCACGGCCAACAGAGGGTCGGTGTAGTTGGAAGCCAAGGTCTTGGCAAAAATTGCCGTGTCCGAAATCAACTCCGTGGTCTTGTGGACCAAGGGACGGATCACCCCGTTATGGACCATGGCTAGCTTGCCCTCATTCACCCAGAATGGGTGGGTCATCTCGGGAGAGATGGCCCCGTGGGTTTTGATTCGGAAATGCAAGACCATTTTACGCAGAGGTCCTACTTCCTCGATAGCAGCAACCAAATCATCCATGGTCATAAGACCCTTGACAATATGGATCCGTCCCGAGTGAGCGTACATGAAGCCAGCCCCGTGGGGATTTGCATCCCACATGATCTGAAGTTGCTCACAGGACAGACGAACCTTCTCGGGCTTGAGGGCAATGATGCACATTTGCGTGTTTCCCTTTCGTCTATGAACTTAATCCGACAAGGACCAGTGTCAACAGCCGCAGGGAAGAATTTCAAAAAGAGGTGCCGGTGTAAGGAATCCAATTGGTGAGCTTGCCGTTTTCCCAGCGTTTGGCATGATTCCAAAGACTTTTGTCAGACATAAATCTGAAAAAGATGGGTCGTTTGCCGTGAAAACGAACCTTGATCTCTCGAATCATGGGGATGTGGCCTTCCTTGAGCTTCCGGTAGTAAACCAGCTCCAGCCCATTGGTGGCACACACCTCCGACAACTCGGAAGAGATGATTTCGTGCTCAGATTCGGTAAGATCCAGACAAAAGTAGATGTCTTCTCTCATGAGGCCTCAGGTCTGCTTGAAGTGAACCTTGAAAAGTTGGTACTGGACCCAGTGGTTGGGTACAATCTGTGGGTTTCGTCGTCGGGTGTTCCAGTAGCCGAGGCCACAGATAAGGCCAACAAAATCAGCCACAGCACCAGAGCGACACATCCCATGTCTACAGTGGACGAGAAAAAGAACTTTTTCTGGCCGAGAGTTCCACTTGGTAATGAATTCCAGGATCTTCTTGGCATGGGCTTCCGTCATGTACTCCGACCCCTCCGGGGGAACGAAGTTGATGTCCATGGGCTCGATGTCTGCGAACTCCACCACACAAACATCCTCCGAGTCCTGGAAGGTCTCGGGCATCATTGAATCTCGAATACTCACCAGCACCACCTTGTCATGTGGTTGAATAGCGTTGACACCCTCAATGGATTGCGGGTTGAATGGTACAGGCTGTCCGGCGGCAATAGCCAATGCTTGCTTGAGGCTGAGGGCTCGGGAGTCAACGATCATGTGATACCTCAAATTTCATGCCAAATGGCATTATTCCAGTCTTCACTGTACTTGGACTTGGTAGAAAGCCACCAACTCCTGGTCTTAATCTCATAAGGTGCCGAAAGAACGACAATGATTTTTTCGGTATCATCGACTACCAATACTACCTCGGGATAATCCAATCGCTTCCACTTATTCCCATTTCGTGGTTCTGATAAGAATTTACCATTAAAAACAGGCTCATGGGCCAGAGTGGACATAATTTGGTATTCAGGTGCAAGGAAATAAGCAAGCTCCTCCTTGCCTAATTTCCAACTGTTGTATCTCCTGTAATCCCAAATGACCCAATCCTCCAGGTTGCCACTGTATGAAACCAGGGACAGGAGCTGCTCTGGAGTTAGATCTTCACTCATACCGCCACATCTCCTTTGATGGCCGGGTGGCTCTGGTAGTCCACCAACTTGATGTCCTCCGGCTTGAACCCGTCAATGGTCTTCACTTCGGGGTTGAGCCAGAGCTTCGGGAGAGGAAGAGGCTCCCTGGAGAGCTGAAGCTTCACCTGCTCCACGTGGTTCTCGTAGATGTGAAGGTCTCCGAAGGTGTGAACGAACTCTCCCACCTCCAAACCTGTAACCTGAGCCACCATGTGTGTCAAGAGGGCATAGGATGCAATGTTGAAAGGAACCCCCAGGAAGGCATCAGCACTCCTCTGGTAGAGTTGGCAGTTCAGCCTTGTTCCACCGTGAGACACCCGGAACTGGAACAAAGTGTGACAACAAGGAAGAGCCACCTTGTCACAGTTGGCGGGATCCCAGCCGGAAACAATGAGCCGTCTACATGAAGGGTTGGTCTTGATCCGGTCAACCACCCTCTGGATTTGGTCAATCACCCTCTCTTTTCTGTACAATTTCCCAGAAGGGGGCGTGAGCCATCTTAAAGATTCATATCCTTTCAATGCTCGTTGCCCAGCCAACACTTCAGAAATTCTGCGGCCATCAAGGTTGTTCTTATCAGCACATTCTGTCATGGACAAGTACGGAATACCATTGTACTCGAAGGCTTGTGGCAGTTTAGCCATTGCTTTGTTGTACTCTCTATCAAGGAAAACACAGGTGCTTCGCGAGTATTGGTTGCTTCCGTAGTAATCCTTGTCCAGAGCAAAAGCATTGGGGTTAGCCTTCCACGCCTCATAGTAAGGCACTTGAGGTAAATCACGCAAAAAGTTAGCAAAACACTTCCAGTTTTTACTAACCGTTACTCCATTACCGCCATAATGCTTGAAACTCGGATGATTAGGATCATAACATCTGGCAAGCATATTACGCCATAGCGTGTAAGTGTGTTCTGGAAATGGCTCTCTAGGTTCTCCCAAGCACCCGACTCCACAGACACTTTTGCTGTATGGGTCTTTGAGTGTGAGTTGCTTCAGTTCTGGCTTTGAGGCTGTTCGCACAAATCCAGTATCCAGAAATTGAATCTTAAACACGGAGTTTTTGGAGCCCACTTCTGAAACTTTGTCGAGAACAATGAAAGACTGACCCATTTTTGTGGTCAATACCTTGCCAATGAGTTCATGTTTGGTTTCGGTAGATGGAATAAGCATTTCTTGCTTGTATTGAAAATCTCCAGCATCTTCCGGCTGTCTCTGATTCGCCAATACAACAGAATCAGAACTAGATTCCCATCTGCGCCAACATTGGCTATACACAGGTCCGAGGTCACCTTCCTGACGACCAAACTTGGCACACTGCTCCTTGGTGGCCCATTCGTCCCAGATATAGACATTATTGTCCTGGAGGTACTTGACGTTGGTGTCCCCGGAGAGGAACCAAATCATCTCCACGGCAACTCCTCGGAAAAAGAGCTTCTTGGTGGTAATCGCCGGGAAACCTTCTCGAAGACTTACTCGATACTGCCTTCCAAAGACAGAGCAATACGCCTCTGCTGTTCTGCCATTCCTAATCCACTCTCCATTATCCAGAATATCTTGAAGGAGGTTCTTGTATATCACGTCGATATGCTCACTCATTTTTCCTCTGCCTTCTTCTGTTTACGAAGCCTCCAAGTTACTTTCTGCCTCCAAGAGAAGGAACGATCACAAGCGTGCCCTTCTCGCACATCAGGTTAAGTCTCCTGACAGCTTCTTCGGGTGTGATCTTGTCAGCAGCCGCAAGAATGCGAACCACAAATTCCAGGTCATTTGCTGATAGGAATCTTGGAAACTTCTTGGCTGTGGCGGCTTGGACGTCAGAATCGCTTGGTTCTGGCAAAATAACATCAGATGTTTCAACAACAGCCTGGGCTTCGGGAGTAATTGTTTCGTCACTCATACCTGCTATGATAGTTCATTCCCAGGACAAATTTCACTTCTTTTTTGGGTGAGCAGGACGATCTTGGAAAGATTGACGAGTGATAGAGATGCCCATAGCAGGAGGATTGCGGAGGGCATACGGCTTCTTGTTCAGATTCTTGTTAACCTTATGGACAATGCCTGCCTGCTTGTCCCTCCCAGACTCATCCTCATGTTTTCCAGAAGAGAACCCAACGTAAGTGGCGCCGTAAGGCTCTTTGCGTTTGGCTCCACCCACATGCCTCTGTCCCATGGCATCCAGGACGTTCTCCTGAACCACTTTTAAATCTGGTTTGTGGGTGGGAGCATAAACGGTCCAACCTTTACCTTCCCAGCTCTTCATTACAATCATGTCCACCTTATGTTGGACCTTTTCCCACAGCTCTTCAAGTGCATTGTCAGCTTCATACCCACCAAACTTAAATGGCTTATACCTATTTGCATCCATTACCAGAGTAGTACCAGAAATGTGAAACTTTCTCACATAACCAAAATACTTTGCATGACTCCTGTCAGTAGAAAACCATGTGGGGTAGTAATCTTCTTCGTAGTCATCATCATCAGGAGAAAGGCCGCCAGCGTACACTTCAAGTTCAATCTGCTGAACGCCAAATCCATTGATACCTTCCCAAAGTTCGGATGCCGTAGGATTATAGATCATTTTGGGTCCGTGAGGTCTGCGAACTTCGTTCTTAGGGTGGTCAGAACCCGGCGCATCGCCTGACCAAAGCTTCTTTTTGTCTGGAGCAATGTTCATGCCAAGAGGAAGGCCGTAACCAACAACAGCCCCACTGCCAATTGCATTAACTTCTGGAATTTCTTCCAGGTCTTCCTCCATAACCGCTGAGACCGGTTCCTGTATTGCATTGTCATTCGATGGAACTTGGCCTGTAAACTGACTGACATCGTACTTCCCCTTTGGAACCTCAACAGGAGGTGTCTTCCCTGTGTACTTCCAAATATACCACGTTGTTGCCTGAACGGCTTGTACGGGCACTCCAAGCTCTTCAGCGGCCTTCTGGTAGTCAGCCACCATCTGAGCCCTTTCCTTGGTGCTTGGGTTCCTGAGACCCTTTAGAGCGGCCTTCTCGCCTCTCCAGATATTGATGGCATGACCATCCAAAACCATGTCCTTCTCGACACTGGTAGGGTCCATCAAGGATTTGTAGAAAACTGTGACTTTGGGGCCGGTGACCAGTTTTGTGTCACCGGTTTTCAGGATTTGAAGGGCTCTTGCTGCCTGACGAGGGTAGGCATTGATCTTGGTATCTCCCTTGAGCAACTTCTCTGCTGCTAAAAGGTTGCCGTTCCACTTGTTGCCAGGAGAGAGAACAGCAACAATAGCAGCCATGACAGGAAATGGAAGGCTAAACTGAGAAGCAAGCTCTTCAACATCCGCTTTCGCATTATGATACCACCTTCCCCAATACTCCTGCTCTTCTGGAGTAGCTTGGCTGTACACCGCCTTGATGTTTTCTACTCCCCCGCTTGCCTTCAGACCCAACTTGTCCATGGGAAGAGCATTGGGTCTCTTTGGTTCCAGGATCTTAGATGCTTCATCAAACGAAGTAACGACCTCTTGCTCTAGCAGAGCGGAGATGAATTCCACAATGGCATTCTGGTCTTTGTTGCCGTAGTCTGTGAAACCTTCGGGAGCAAGCTTCTTCATGTCCAATAAATAGAGCTTGTGTTAGTGCATCAGAAGAAAAACAAGACAGTCATGATCACCAGTCGATAACAATTACGTACTCACCAGCAGCCAAGAAGCCTTTTTGGTGGAGGTCCATAGCTACCATCTCAATAGATGGATAAAAATTGCGTTCCCACCAGATATCTAAATCCCAAGATGTGGCCGAGTGCTGGAGAGGAAGCTTGGGATCCCGAGCAAGCCACGCTTTGAAGCTAACGCCCTTTTTTGGGCCGTTTACCACCTCGGGGACAGTATCATTCTCGAAATCGTAGGGCTTATCCTCAGGTGATTCAGAGACAGTAAGGTTGTAGGTGCCACGTTTTCTGCAGCCATCCTGCTGTTGAAAATCGTAGGGTCTACTGTAGACTTCTTCCACAAACTTGTTCCAGTCCTGGAGAGAAATGGTTTGAATGGTATTGATCCTGAGTGTGCGCATGAACTCATGCTAGCATAGGAGGAGGAAGGGGTCAACCCCGAGCTACCACTTCCCGCACTTGCTGTTTCCATGCATTTATGTCGTCACTTTCCCAGATTACCAGAACCAAGTAGCCTTTGGATTCAAGGTATTTGCGTTTAGCTTCATCTCTATCCCACTTCTCTTGAGCCGTGTAGCTTTCCCCTGGAATGCGAATCACATCCTCAGCTCTGTACTTCTTGGGATTAGCATGGATATAATCACCATTGATTTCAATGACGATTCTCTTCTCTAAATGAAGTTCGTCAGCAATATAAGGCCAAATTGGCTGTTCGCTAACAAACCCCAATTTGTTCAGCTCAAGGCAGTCTGTTATACGTTGGTGCAATTTTGACAAATGGCCAAAACCAGAACCAAAGAACAAACGCACATGTTCAACATTGTTCATTTGCTGCTTGGCAAAGTCGCTTCTTCTTTTGCGTTCTTCTGGTTCATTGACAGCTTTTTTGATAGCAACAGCCAAATTGGCCCTTTCGCCAGGATCATTCCAGCGCCTTTTCAGGTTTAGAGAATGTTTTGCTTTAGTTTTCTCTGATACCGCCACCGTCTTTCCTTTGCTTGATTCGGAAATGGCTTGCCGGACTTTTGGAAGCTGAGATACGTTCTCAACGCCATACTTCTCTTGTACGACCTTCCGAATACATTCCTGTGTTGATGACTTTGAGAAACCATTTCGTTTTCCTTGGCAAGTAAAAGAGCAGAATGTTTTGGGGCGTCCTCTGTTGAATCCAACAACCAAACCGCATGTAGCGCACCTTGGCTCCCCATGTTTCGCAACGTACAATTCAGCCTTCTTCTCAAATGAATTATGCCCCAAGGCATAACGCCTGAACTTGCCACGATAGAACACAGGACGTTCTGTACACAATCCGCATATACAATTGGGAATTGCTCCACCCAGCTCCGTAAGGATCACATACTCTTCAAGAGACATGGAATGAATTGTTTGCAGGTGGACTGTTAGTTGCCCTGCCAGATTATTGGAGAAAACAACTTGACAGATTTGGCATTGAGCACTCATGTCTCTAAGTATAACATGGGATGCTGCAAATGAAAACTGTGTGGTTTCACGAACATTTTCCCGATCCACAGTCCAGGCACGTTACGCAACCTGACTGGTAACTGAGACTGGCGGAGCCGCAGTCTGGGCACTTCTTCTGAGAAACCTTAGTTCCATCCTTGATGTAGTTCTTCAGCACCCTGGCAGTTACCTTAGAGAAGGAAAAAAGGTCAGATTCCTTCTCTGCGCCCTTCGCAAGCTGTTCGCACACATACTGAACTGGAACTCCATGCCGAAGAGACAAGGAAATGGTGCGAGTGAATGCTGCGTTCACAGGGTTCTCGAAAACGTTGCCGATGTCCTTAATAATCGTCTCGTTTTCAGGGTCCTCGTAGTCATAGTAAAAGTCATAGCGGGCAGAATTGTTCTCCCCGTTGTGCTTGACGATCTTACCAGAGCGGACCCTCTTTGGCAAGGTCACAAACTTGGCCAAACCACCCATGATTTCGTAGGGTTTGCCGTCGAGCTTCCCGACAAAGATTGTCCACTTTTCTCCTTGGATGGTGGAGTGATAAACATCACACTCTAACTCCGTGGGACGCTTCGGGGCATGATTTTCCTGAAACAAAGGACCCTTGACCTTCTTAGCTTCCTTCTCGTCCAAAACAACCCCAGCCCGGGAGTTCTTCCGGTAGATGGTGACGCCCTTACAGCCCCTCTCCCATCCGCGCATATAAACATCTTTCACAGTGTCCACGGTCACATCTTCTGGGAGGTTGGTAGTGTTGCTTATAGAGTGGTCAATCCATTTCTGGGCAACTCCTTGCATGTCTACCTTGGCCACCCAATCAACGTCGTCGGCTGTAGAATTCCAGTATGGAGACTCCTGGATGTTGGCATCAGTTTTATCGTTGATCTCCATCCAAGCTTCGAAACCAGGGTGGTAGATGAGGAATTCCTGCCACTTGTCCCCAAGGTCATCCACGAAATCAACTTTAGCGTCCTTGTCGGTTGGATTGATCTTCTTCCGACGAATGGACCGGATGTAGAGAACGTTCTCGATACCCGAGGTTGTTCCAAACCCCTTAACGGCTTTGGCTAGCATCGAAGTGGAACCAGCCGGAGGTGTTGTCAGATTGGCAATGTTGCGACGTCCGTGCAGCAGGTATTTTTCATGCAATTCTGGTTCGGCATCCCAAATTCGCTTCAAGAAGGGATGGTCCTTCTCAAGATCATGAGAAAATGCCGGAAATGCTCCACGTTCCTCAGCAAGCTGGACGGAGGAAGCGTAGCTGTTCAAGGCCAGAGTACGGTAAATTAACTCCACCGCATGAATGCTGTCTTCCGAACCGTAACGGGCTCCAAGAGCAGCCACAGTGTCACCAACAGCCGTCAACCCAAGACCGGTTCGCCGGCCGTTGACACAAGCCTCACGGATGTTTTGCCACAGAGTGAATTCCACGTTTTTGACGTGGGCAGGCTCAGGATCAAACTTAATCTTCTCTAGGATAGAGTCAATGGCTTCCAGTTCCAAATCTACAAGATCGTCCATCAGACGTTGGGCAATCCGACTCGCCCGAGCGAATTCCTTCCAGTTCATCTTTGCCTGTTTCGTGTACGGGTTTTCCACGAAAGACAAAGCGTTCACCAGGAGGAGGCGGCAGGAGTCAAATGCGGAAAGAGTGATTTCACCACATTGCCATACATTAACCCCACTATACCACATGTAGGCAGACTCTTTTTCTGTTACTTTTGTTACAACTGCAAGTGTGTGATTATCATCCACAGTGATATTGTAAACAGTGTGTTCACCATCAATTTCCGTAACCGAGACAACCTTGTGGTTGTAGTTGTGTCCTGCCTCTTTGACTTCAGTCCATGATTTGAAGCCATATTTCAAGGCTTTGCCAACACGACAAGGAATTTCTTCTTTTTTGCAAGCCGCTTCCCATTCTTTTTGCAGAGGCTCTCGCCCAAGAGAAAAACTCAAAGATGAAAAAACCTTGGCTTGAGCTTCCATGTTCCTCTTAGCTTGTTCTTGAGCAACTCGATTTCTGCCTTCCAGCCTCTTTTCGGCAAATTCAGAACTGGAATTAACATAAACCAATGAACAAGCACGAGAGCAAAAGGAAATTTCTCGCTTGTCATACTGGATAAAGAAAGGGCTGGAACAGATTTCGCAGGTTTTCTTAACAACAACTTGATGCCCGATTACCTCTGCCTGATATCCTTGTTCAAGCATTGAACCCAAGGTTTTGGCGAGTCTAGGATCAAGGGATGTGTTTTCGTAACCAAGTTCCAGAGCACATGCCTTAGCAAGCTCCACAGGGGATGAGTAGAAATCTGCTCGCCTCCAGTCTGAGAAGGTCTGGGGGAGTTTATGTTCTTTGGCATAGTTCTGCCAGTCATCATTGCTGAACCGCCTCCCAAGGTTCCTAGTAAGATTTATAGCATGTTCTTTCACCTGGTGGTTAGTGACGCCTGAGTATCGACCATTATTTTCTCCACTATTATCATGTTCAGCATGGAACTTCTGATGTTCCTTGAAAGTCATGATTTCCAAATTATCGGGAGAGTTGTTCAGACCATTATAGTCTTTATGATGAACAACAACCCCACCCGTTTTTACCCAACCATCTTGTTTTGCGACTTGATAAGTCGCATCCCATTTTTGGGGTTGGTTGAACTGAGCAATGAGACGATGCTCAAATACTTGGCTTTCACGGGAATCTCTCGTGTTGGTTGGAATACGATAGTAATACTTGCCATCAACACTTACCTGAGCCAACTCTTTAGCAAAACGAGATAAACTATCCCCTGACTTTAATTCGCAAGCCAAACGAGCCGTGCCATCACGGAGCATGAATTTGTGGTCTGGTGTAACATCCAAGTGACTTCCGTCATCCAGAAGAATCCGGACCAACTTCTTGTTGAGTCCTGTTACCCTGGGATTCCTACCCATTTTAATTGAGATCAAACCTGTCTTGGGATCTGTTGAATATACAGGAACATCCTTTCCTTCTTCAGCGAGCTGTTTGATGGAGACAGCATTCCTTCCGTCTGCTGTTGCAATCAACGTATCTCCTGCAAAACACGGATTCGTGGAAATGGTGGTGAACTTTGGGTAGCAGTTGGCTGGGCAATATTTCATTACGGCATCCCAGAACAACAGGCCCGGTTCAGCATTATCATGAGCAGCCAGGATGATCTCATTCCAGAGGGCTCTGGCATCTACCATTTCACGGATCTTGGGATCGGGAGAGTTCACAGGAAAACGGAGTTCCACCTGGGCGCCGTCTTTCACTGCCTGCATGAACTCATCAGATAAACGAATAGACAAATTAGCTCCGGTGACTTTTCTCTTGTCTCTCTTGACGTTGATGAAAGTCCGGATCTCAGGATGGTGCACCGAAATGGTTAGCATCAAAGCCCCTCTACGACCGTTCTGGGCGGTTCGGCGGCAAGCATCGGAAAAGTCCTCCATGAAGACTTCGATGCCGTCTGTGGTGCCCGCAGCATTGCTGGTGGACATGCCCTTTGGACGGATGGTAGAGATGTCAAAGCCCACTCCGCCCCTTCGTTTCATGATTTCTTTCTCTTCAATGATGGTGTGTCCAATACCAGACATGCTGTCATAGGGAGACTGGATTACGAAGCAGTTGGACAAGGACATTCTCTGAAACTTGTTTCCAATTCCAGCCATCGGAGAGCCTTGGGGGATGATGTACTTGAACTGGTCCAAGTAACCAAAAATTTCTTCTTCGGACAATGGGTTTGGGTACTTGGCTTCAATACGAGCGAATTCACGAGCAAGTCTGTGGTGCATTTCTGCTGGAGTGAACTCTAGAAAGTTGCCCTCCTTGTCCTTCAAGGCATATTTGTCAACAAATACCTTGGCGGCCACCTTGCTACCTTGGAAGTATTGAATGGACTTCTCCAGTGCTTCTGCGTACGTAACCATCTGCATTTATCTCCCTGTCACTACAACTTATTAGTCGAGCCGACGAGAGGCTCGGAATTCCACTTCCGAATCTCCCACAGCTTTCTTGTTTTTCAGCTCACGCCACGTTCTGGAGGCAAAGTTCTTGCCTTCTTCTTCTTCCCTCATCTGCTCAGCAGAAAAGTTCTTTACGTCTTCTTCTGAAAGCATAGAGATTCGGGAACGAGCGGTATCGATCTTCACCTTGAAGCTCACCCCGTCAATACCATTTCGGTTTTTAGCAATAAACAAAGTTCCGTAACCTGTTGCCTTCTGGCTCTCAGGGCGGCCAAGACCCACCACGAAATCACAAATGTGTGCCTGGGCATAGCTTTCCGCCATGTTGGCAAGAGTAATAATGTCCGAGTCGGCACCCTCTTTATTTGATTGTGAAGCGGTCCAAATAGGAAGGTCAAGCTCTGCTGCCAAAGACCGAAGCTCCTCGAAAATTTTCTTCAGTTCAAGCCGAGGAAGCTCATACTTCTCAGTTGAACGCATGATTTGGGCATAATCCACTACCAGTAGGTCTGGGCAAAAGTTGTCCAGAGCCAATTTGTCGATGAATTGCCTCAGTGTATTTACAGTGGCTGTCCCGGTCGGAAGATACTTGATCCTAAGCTTTCCAAGTTTTTCGGCATTGGCAGCATAGAAATCTTTGATTTCCTGTTTTCGGTCTATGCACTCCAAAGAGTCGATCCCCAGGAGGTGAGAGTCGTACCTTACTCCGACAGCTCTCTCGTGAAGCTCAAATGTGAAGTGAAGAACATTCTTTCCCTGAAGGAGTGCCTGAGCACCAGCATGCACCAGGAAGTGACTCTTGCCCACACCGGTTGGGGCAATGACTACGCAAAGTTCACCCGAGCCAGCACCACCATTCAGGATCTTCCTGGAATCCAAAGAGGTTCCATCCTGGATGTTCCAGTTGTTGTCACGAACACAAATGTTCGTGTGGATGGTGTTGCGGAAGGTCTCAGAGTACCTTGCGTCAATATCATCGAGAGAAAGTCCTGGAGACTGTGCTTGTCCCGCCGAGATGGCCTTCTTGATGATTTCAACGGCTCGGTCGTAGTGCTCTTCGGACTGTGCGATGTCAGCACACTCCATGATAGCCTTCTTGAATCCCTGCTGACGGCAGAAGGACAGGGCTTGATTCTTGACGTGGATCAAGTCCCCCAAGTCCTTCTTCAGCTTGGTATTCCTCAACACCGTAACCATCTGGTCAATCAGCACTTCATCAATCGTGCTCTTCTCTTTACCTTCACGAACGTAGCTGATCATCAGCTCAACAGAGGGAAACTCCTTGTACTGACGGTAGTAACCCATGTACTTATCCGTCATTTGACGGAGGTGGGCATACTCGAAAAAGCCCACATCCATCACCTCAGCCATCTGGGCTGCCCATTGCCTATCAGTCAGGAGAGCCTGTACGATCTTCTCCTGAAAGGTAAGGTCAAAGGTAAATGTCTTCCTGCTGTCTTCACTTGTCGTGGACATTCAATCAATCTCCGTGCTGTTGTTTCTTCCGCCCCTCGCAAGGGGAAGGTTAGGTATACAACGGTTTCGTCTTGTTTTTTACTGTTTTTTTGCCCCTGGCAGTGACTTTCCGATATGCGAGCATCAGGAAAGAGCAACATCCTTGGGAACCCGTAAGTCTTAAGTAAGCTTCAAAACCTCGTTCTTCCTTTTGGCCGAATTGTTTTTCCGTCATGGTCGAAGCAGACAAAGTTGCAGCTGGTAAGCAATGGCATCAAAATTCAAAGCACTTACAATCCCGGCTCCCAGGAGAAACTTGATTACTCCCAGTTTGTCGATCTTCGGCTGAAAATTGTCTACAGCACCTTCGATCTTGGTGATTTGATTGTAGGCCAAGGTAGAGGTGCTGAGGTACATGAGCTGCCAGTTCCTTCGGATGATGGCTTCACACTGAGAGACCGAAGAGTAGGCTTTCAGAGGCTTCTTGTCGGCCTTCAGGTGACCATTAGCGACTTCCAACAGCTTGTCGATGGTATGGTCCTCTCCGGGCTCTAGGAGGCTTGGAAAGAGCTTCAGGGCGGTTTTGAAGCCCAATCCAGGGACACCTGGGATGTTGTCCGAGTCATCTCCCGTGAGAGTTCGGACCAGGGCATAGTTCCTGGCTGGGATCTCAACGTACTCATCCTTGCCGACCTTCACTTTGACGATAGGGCCGTCATGGAAGGACTTGTCCGCAGGATTGTAGAGCTTCACGTTAGGTTCGTCAAGCAGTTGATAGAAGTCCCTATCCGAAGAGACGATGATTTTCATGGCATTCTCACTCTTAAGTTTGTTTCGGATGAGAAAGCCTATCACGTCGTCACACTCTGTCTCGGCCACGTAAAGTTGACACACAGGAAGGTGTTTCAACGCATCCACAAGGGTTTTTACTTGACGGAGCTTGTTTTCGGTATCATCCATGATCCACTTCTTCGTGGGTTTCTCTCCTGGAGAGAGGTGGACGGCTTTGAAGTCGGACTTCACCTTTGTCCGGTTAGCTTTATACTCCGGGAAGAGTTTCTTTCGACGAGGACAACCTCCGCCTTGTTCCCAAACAACGTATACCTTAGCAGGAGCAAACTGACAGGTCAATCCGTAGAGAGCCTTGATAAATCCCACCACACCACCACAGGGCTCGCCAGAAGTTGTCACAGACTCATTCACAGCGAAATGCCGAACGAACAAATTCATGCCATCGACGACGACAATTGGCCTTTGTTCCACTAGTTTACCCTCTTTGCAAACGTCTCGGTTTTACGATGGCACTCATCACAGAGCGTCCTACCATTGCTCAACTGCCAAAGCTCTTGGCATGATACCGCTTCTTCAAGCGTCTTCACACCATTCTCTTTGAGAATCAAGGCAAATTGCTTGATGTGGTCCGCATTCAACGTGCCGCCACGCTTCTGGCACCCCTGACATGTGTAATTGTCTCTCTCGAACACCATTTTACGCCATTCGTGCATCTTCACACAGTCACGAATCTGCTTGTAAAGCGGAGCTTTACGCTGCTCAGGCAAAAGCCATTTTGGATGAGAAGAACCCACATATTTGCCACCCCACTTTCCGTTCTTGGCAGCCGACATTTTGCTCCTAGTTTCCTTGGAAACTATTCTCCCTTTCATTGCCGCTTGCATTTTTATAGCATGTTCTGGACGGAGCTTGCCAAATTGAGGATGATTATTGCCACTTTTTGCCTTAGATTGCTTTGCCTTGGTGCGAGCGGTATGCTTGGTTGCCAAACGAGCTTCAATTCCTGCCTTGCGGATCAGGTTGCAGATGGTTTGAACAGAACACCCAAACTGGGCAGCCATCTCGGACATTGACTGCTGCTCATCAACATAAAGCCGCTTCAGTTCGGACTCGGAGATATGGAACTTCTTCTTTGCCATAGCAATAACTATGCTCTGATGAACACGTTCATCCCGTCGATGATGAGGATGGGCCTCTGGTCCATATGAGTACGTAGCTCCTTGGTTGCCCAGACTACCACATCCTCGAATTCAACGATAATCGTTTCCGATTTAGTTGACAGTCTAGGTTTTCAGGTTATGGTATTGGGCATAAAGACGTTCAAGACGGCAATCAAGGTTGAGGCCACGGTGGAAGAGCTGAAGGAGTTCATAGAGTGCTCGGATGAGTACAACCGAGCGGCTGACCTTCAGGCTGAGATGATGGAGGAACCATACGAGGTTCGATTTGGGCCTCGGCACAACCCCTCCATCCCGTACTAACCGTTAGGCTCCTGTGGAGCCGAATCCGGCAGAACCCCTGGTGGTTTCTGTGATCTCAGTTGCTTCCACCATATTGACCTTGTGCAGCCAGTCGTTGGTAACGATCTTTCTGACAAGCAACTGAGCAATCCGATCACCAGCCTTGAACTCAATATGCCCCGGGTTCACAAAGGGCCAAAGAGTTGTAGCAGCCGGTCCAAAGAGATTGGGTGGAAGATTCCCGTTATGGAGAATCACCTTGATTTCACCACGATAAGTGGCATCAATGATCCCACCAAGCGGGAAAACACCCTTCAGAGCAAGGCCAGACCTTCCTTCAATTTGAAGAAAGATAGATGAGCCTTCACCCGAGAGAGTTGGGGGAAAATCAGCCAGTTGAAGGCCCGTGGTTACAGCTCGGGTCTCTCCTGCATGAAGCTTGAAATCCTCAACGCAGTAGAGGTCAAAAGCGGCATCTCCAGGTTTGCCTTGGGTTGGGAGCTTGGCTTCCGGAACGAGCTTCTTGAATCGAATATCCATGGTATTAGTCCGTGTTTTCCTGCTTTCGCATCTCCTCTAGAGAATTGCTGTCAGCTCCCTTGAAGGATGCGTGGCTGTGGTCGTCGTTCCCCATAATCATGGCAGCATCCAGAAGGTCTGCGATGTAGCCCTGGTACTCGGGAACGGACAGCACCTTAGCACGGAAGTCCGACTTGTTAAACTTCACTTCGTGCAGCACCTCTCCGGTGGTGTCGTCGGTCACGGAGAAGGTCTTCCAACCTCCAGCCCCTTCCATTAGAAGCCGCTTGCCGTTGATCTTCACAGGCCCCTTGGCATCACAGTGAGCCCGGAGCACATCGAAGGTCTGCTCATCGTCCACAACACCCTTACCGAAGATGATGGACAACTCGGCAGAACGGAAAGGTTTGGCAACCTTGTTCTTGATGCACTTGACTTCCACGTTGATGCCGATGATCCGGTCCTTCTCGGCCTTGATAGGCTGACCAGTCATTACACGGAGTCTAACTGAGGAAGCGTACGGAATGGCACTTCCACCAGGGGTTGTGGTGTTGTGGTTGATTTGACCCTCAGCAATGTAGTTGTGCGTGTCCGCAACCTGACAATCCACAACCTGAATGGGCTCCTTTACCAGCTCAGCTCCTGGATGATCGGCCAGCCTGACGTACTGTCCATTGAAGAAAACTCTATGGTCAGCAGTTCCGTGGAGAGTGTTGAGCTGATAGTGCTCCGCAGCATTCTTCTTCACCACAAAGGCTTCAAGCGTCTTCCACACCTCTTGACCAGTCTCATGGTCAAAAGATAGAACCTCATACCCTTCTTCCGCAATATCATAGATCTCAG